CTTTCATTTTTCTCCGGGGGAGATTTTTTGTTGGTGGTATTTTGGAGGGCCTGCGGTTCTCTCCTGTCTGACGCATGTGATTTTCTCCTTTCACACTACTCGCCATAGGTACTTTGCTCATTTGAACCTCCGTGGACTGCTTTGCTCTGACTCCGCGGGCCTTCCAAAGTATCACCAAACCATATCAAAACTATATTCAAGTCAACAAGAAGGGAGGCAGTAGAGTGCCCAGAGGCAGAAAAAGTAAAAGTGAAGAACCAATAAATCGATCTCATCCTGTTATATCCGTTGAAGCAAGAGAGAATCAGTTAATTGCTTTGGCCGTTGATCTCGCCGAAAAGCAGCTTTTAGAGGGCACTGCATCCTCTCAGGTCATTACCCACTATCTGAAACTTGGTTCTATGCGTGAGAGACTCGAACGCGAGAAGCTGGAGAAGGAGAATGCTCTTCTTCGAGCCAAGACGGAGGCAATTCAGTCCAACCAGCAGAACGAAGAGTTGTATGCAGCGGCTATTGACGCAATGCGTCTCTATAGTGGAAATCGAGGCGAAGAATGATTAGGACATATTCTGAATTGATTCGAATCCCAACGTTCGAAGAGCGCTTTCGATATTTGAAACTTGATGGAATTGTCGGAGCAGACACCTTTGGGTTCGATCGGGTCTTCAACCAGAGATTCTATACATCGAGAGAATGGAAGTTAGTTCGAGATCGAGTCATTGTTCGAGACATGGGCTGTGATCTTGCTTGCAAAGATCACACAATATTCGGCAAAATTTACATACACCATATGAATCCAATTTCTCTTGATGACATTCGTGATGCGACTCCGTATCTTACAAATCTTGAGTACCTGGTTTGTGTTTCATTCGATGTTCATAACGCAATTCATTACGGAGATGAGTCTCATCTTCCGAAGGGTCCTATAGAACGAGTTCTTCACGATACATGCCCGTGGAAGCATTAAAGCGGTTCGCGAAAAATACAAGCCCTTTTATGAGAGAGAAGGATAAAAAGTGCGCATGCACTTTAACTTTTTAATGGAGGTGATGACACTTTGGATAGCATACTTATTAGTATAAAAAAGCTTCTTGGAATCGGAGAAGATTACACGCACTTTGATACAGACATTATTATCCATATTAACTCTGCCTTTTCAGTTTTGACGCAACTAGGTGTCGGACCGGAAGGCGGTTTTTTTATTTCGGATGATTCCGCTGTGTGGAGCGACTATCTTAATGATGAAACAAAACTTGAGATGGTAAAATCCTACATCTACGTTAAGGTAAAAATGGTGTTCGATCCTCCAATGAGTTCTTCAACAATGGAAGCGATGAAACGGTACATTGATGAGTTTGAATGGCGTCTGAACGTGGCAGTTGATCCGGGGGAAGCAAATAATGAATCGTGAATTGTATCATCATGGTATTCTCGGCCAGAAATGGGGAGTAAAGAACGGTCCTCCTTATCCTCTTGGTGGCGGGGATTATACCAAATCTGAGAAACGGGCTATATACAAGAAGCGTAAGGCGAGAAACAGTATTTACAACAAGAAACACTTTGATGAGGTACTGCGCGCTGATAAAGTTAAACTTAGCACTCTTTCTTATGACCCAAACCGCACAAAAAATGCTGACATGTTCTACGCCACTCATGACATATTTGATAAGCATCAGTACAATGCGCTGTTCAATCGACCAATACCTAAGCCGATATATGACGAAAAGGGAAATGAGATTGGAACTGGGCAATTTTTAAAATACAGAATTGACAATTCCATTTCCCATAATATGAAAGTCGCAAGCGAAGACTCCGGAGCAGAAGCATTTCGTCAATTGTATAAACGCGATAGGGATTTTTACAATTTTGTTAACGATTCTGATCGTATGCAGAGTTATTTTGTTTCTGATAAATACAAGTTCAAAGGATATCGTCAATCTCGTGACATTCTGAATAAAATGAAGGAAGACAACTATAAACCGTCTTCCGAAGATTTGCAAACTGTTTATAGAATGTTTAATTATGTAATACCCTATGACGGCGAAGGAAATGCTCGAAAAGGAAACGATGTAGCAAAACAGCGAGCAAAATTCTTTAATGAATTAAAGAGATCCGGTTACGGGGCTGTTCTTGATACAAATGACGCTATATATGGTGGTTTTAAGGCGAAATCTCCGATTATTGTCTTTGATATGGAACAGGTTATTCCGGATTCGATTTATCAAACAAAGATGAGTGACAAAAGAGTTTCCGAACTTATGTTGGTTGGGCGAAAAGTATTGAACCTTTAAACTACGGGCAGTAATTTCATGGGTTTGTTCATATAAGACGTCCAATAGTTAAAGGAGTTTATACATCATGGACTATTGTTTATATCATCACGGTATTCTCGGCCAGAAATGGGGCGTTCGCCGATTCCAAAACAAGGACGGTACAAGAACTAACGCCGGAAAAACCAGGTATCGTTCCGGTTCGGTTTATGGAGAGGCCGGACCTCTGACATATAAAAAGATTGTTGACAGCACAAAACAGACTGTAGAATCTGTTAGTAATCTTAATAAACAAACGACCCCAGACAGACCAAATCGAGATCTATCTGAAATGAGTAATAAAGAGCTTCAAGATTATATAACGAGGAAGTCTTTAGAAAAGAAGTATAACGAATTGGCCAATAGCGAGTCGACAAAAACAGGACGAGAAAAGATGAATGAGTGGCTTTCTACGACAAGTAGTATTCTTGGTGTGGCTTCGGCTGCTCTTGGAATTGCGGTTGCAGTGCATGAATTGAAAAAGTGATATGATGAGAAATAGTAACTACGAATTAAGACATCATGGTATTCTCGGTCAGAAATGGGGCGTCAGAAATGGACCGCCATACCCACTTAGCTCTTCGAAAAAACAAAAAATTAGATCTTCAAACGGAAATATTGCAAAAAGATCCAGTAACGAGATTTCGAATAAGGCTAAAGGTAAAAGATTAGTAGATTCGTTTATGGCAGTAAATGGAAATAAGTCTGCTGGAGAAGCTGAGGAAGAGCTTGTTGCATATTTGGCAATGGCTGCGGTTTATTTGGCAACTTTTGGGATTTTGCGGTATAGTGCTAAAAAGAAAGAAAAAAAAGAGCGCGCTGATTTTATTGACGAACTTAATCAGCGTCGAGGTAATAGCGCTTTTTCTTCTTTGAAAGATGTTCCAAAACTTGAAAACGCTGAACCTCCTTCCGATAATATGAAGGTCACAAATCCCGATTTTCCGGCGCAAGGGACAACTGTTAATTGCACTTTTTGCACATCCGCTATGGCTATGAGGGAAAAAGGTTACAATGTAAAGGCAGCGAAATGCGATCACGCATGGTATTCCGATGATTTATTCAGCAAGTGCTTCAATTCCCCAACTGTTAAAATGGACAAAAAGCAGAATGCCAAACAAATGCTTGATACGCTTTCTAGTCTTGGAGACGGAGCCTATGGAAATTTGTCAGTTTCTTGGAAACTTGGAGGCGGTCATTCAATCTTTTTCAAGAATGAGAATGGAAAGACAAGAATTTATGATGGCCAAAACGGTCAAGAGTATGATGTGACATATCCGAAGACTTCTGCTTTCATGAATGCGATTAACTTAAAAAATGTTCAGTACAACCGGCTTGACAATTGCAATCCAACCGAGTATGTTCTTGGCGTAATAGATAAGGTGTAAAGGAGGAAAAAGATGTGACCGCTAAAATGGCCGCCAATTTGTTTGCTAAGAAATTTCATGACAGAATGGTTTTGGGTTATTGGGAAGATCAAAAAGGAATCATTCTCCAGGTTTCTCCTTCACTGCCCGGAAGAGCCGAAGAGCCTTGCCAGTTTTTAGTAACCGATGATGGCCTTATTTATCCGACAAATCCGGTTGTAAATCCGAGTATAATGCGAACAAAAATGAAGATATTTACAGGACTCGGATTTACAATCAAAGAATGAAGGTGAAACTATGAATGAATTAGCGCATCATGGCATTCTTGGTATGAAGTGGGGTGTTCGTCGATATCAAAACTTCGATGGATCTTATACCAAAAAAGGCTTAGAACGTTATAGAAAAGCTGAAACAGAATATTATAAAGCAAAAGAGGCATTTAAAAATGGTACCGGACAGAAACAGTCAGTCCGAGCAGCAAAGAAGGAACTTAATAAAGCCTATGATCAATTAGCATTAGATAAAAAAGCAGATCAAGGAAAAAAACTATACCAGCAAGGAAAAACAATTAGTAGCAATAATTCCAAAATGTATACCGCAGCAAAGATTGCTACCGGAACTGCCGCTGTTTCAACAATTTTGGCAAGGAATGGCGACTATGAACTGGCGGCGTTAGCAACTCAAGTTGGAATGGGCATTTCGGCAGCGAATGTTATTCTTGGAATTAAAACCGAAAGCGATAATAGAAAGCTTCGGGCTTACTATGCTCATGGTCGATAAATAATAAAAGGAGTAACTAATGTCCCTCTCGAACACGGCTGTACCTAGATACTACGGCCTGTTTCGAGAGGCCGTAATCCGCGGAGAAATTCCTATATGCCGCGAAATCGAAATGGAGATGCGACGGATCGATGATCTGATTGCAAACCCTGGCGTTTACTACGACGATGAATCGGTTGAAGGATGGATCGCATATTGCGAGAATGAGCTCACGCTTACCGATGGCAGCGATCTCCAGCTTCTTGACACATTCAAACTCTGGGGCGAGCAGCTCTTTGGTTGGTTTTACTATGTCGAACGAAGTGTGTATGAACCAAATTCAGATGGCTATGGCGGCCATTACGTTACAAAGCGCATTAAGAGGCGGTTAATCAATAAACAGTATCTCATCATTCCAAGAGGCGCTGCTAAAACGATGTATGACTATTGTATTCAGGGTTATTACCTTAATGTCGATACATCTACGACCCACCAAATAACTACGGCGCCAACAATGAAGCAAGCCGATGAGGTTGTCAGCCCTTTTCGAACAGCTATTACGCGTGCACGAGGTCCCCTTTTCAAATTTCTTACAGAAGGTTCTTTGCAAAATACGACCGGTTCAAAAGCAAATCGGGTGAAACTCGCATCTACCAAAAAGGGCATTGAGAACTTTATTACGGGTTCCATGCTCGAAATACGGCCTATGTCGATCAACAAACTTCAGGGTTTAAGATGCAAGATCGCAACTGTTGACGAGTGGCTTTCTGGAGATATTCGCGAAGATGTAATTGGCGCAATCGAGCAGGGAGCCTCCAAAATTGACGACTATCTGATCGTTGCCACAAGCTCCGAGGGTACTGTTCGAAACGGTGCTGGTGACACAATCAAAATGGAACTGATGAGTATTCTTAAGGGTGACTACATCAATCCCCATGTGTCGATCTGGTGGTACAAACTCGATTCGATCGATGAGGTTGGAAAACCAGAAATGTGGTTAAAGGCCAATCCGAATCTCGGAAAGACCGTCACATACGAGACATATCAGCTCGATGTTGAGAGAGCTGAAAAAGCTCCAGCTGCACGTAACGATATTTTAGCAAAGCGGTTTAATCTTCCGATGGAAGGCTATACATACTTCTTTCCGTATGAGGAAACTCTTTGCCATCGCAAACGTGACTATTGGAACATGCCATGTGCACTCGGTGCAGACCTTTCTCAAGGCGACGACTTTTGTTCGTTCGCCTTTTTCTTTCCGCTTCGTAATGGAAAATTTGGTATCAAGACCAGAAACTATATTTCGTCTTTTAAGCTTACAAAACTTCATATGGCGATGCGAACGAAGTATGACGAATTCCTTGCCGAAGGCAGCTTGATTGTGATGGAAGGTAGTGTTCTTGATACAATGCTTGTTTATGAAGATCTCGATAATCATATCGCCGAATGCGGATATGACGTTCGCTGCTTCGGTTATGACCCGTATAATGCTAAGGAGTTTGTCGAGCGATGGGCAACTGAAAATGGTCCTTTCGGTATTGAAAAAGTGATCCAGGGCGCAAGAACAGAGTCGGTTCCGCTTGGCGAGCTAAAGAACTTATCTGAGACACGGTCGCTTCTGTTCGATGAAGAAATCATGAGCTTTGCTATGGGCAACTGTATTACGCTTGAAGACACGAACGGTAATCGAAAACTCTGGAAAAAGCGTTATGACGACAAAATTGACCCTGTTGCGGCGACAATGGATGCGTATATTGCATACAAGCTTAATCGGGAGGCATTTGAATAACATATTTTATAGGGGTTGAATCATATGGATAACTATTTGTATCATCATGGCATTTTGGGTCAGAAATGGGGAGTTCGTCGATACCAGAATGAAGATGGTTCGCTTACGGCTGCCGGAAAGAAACGGATTCAGCAAGACGGAAAGGGGTTTATAGCAAGAAAAAAAATACGTACAGAAGGTAGAATTCATGAACTTGATGACCAACTTGAAAATGCAAGAGATTTAATAAAGAAACCAAGTTTGAAGAAGATCGCGGATGCTTATGATCGTTTTTACGAAACAGGAGCCAGAAATAACTCTTTTACCGAAAAAAGACTTGCGGCTGCTTCGAGAACGAAGTTTGGTCAGAGGTATCATGAGACAGCGGCTCAGAACTATCAATATGCTGCGAATTATTGGAAAGGTCGTCAAAAAGCCGATGTGGGAGAACGTATCGTAAGATCTATACTTGGCGATCCTAAGGTTATGAATGTTCCATATCAAAGAATGAGTGGAAGAAAGACTACTGTCGGTCGTGAAGTTGCAAATAGAGTCTTGACATTTGGCTTGGGCGGACTCGCAGCAGATGCTATTTATTTGGCCAAGAATAAAAAGAAATGATCTTTTTGTTCATTTAAGGAAGTGATGAATTCAAAATGGCAGACTCTTTGGGTTCCAGGCTGAAAAGGGCTTGGAACGTTTTTCTTAATAGGGATCCGACTCCATACTATACGGCTTCTTATGGCGGATACTCTTTTAGGCCTGATCGTCCCCGATTATCCAGAGGCAGTGAGCGTTCGATTGTAACTTCCGTTTTCAATAAAATCGCGATGGATGCAGCTTCAATCGACATTCGGCACGTCAGACTGGACGATGAGGAACGGTACCTTGAAACCATCGATTCCCCTTTGAACGAATGCTTTTCCGTTGAAGCAAACATCGACCAAACCGGACGAGCCTTTGTACAAGATGCCGTCATGTCAATGCTCGATGAAGGTTGTGTTGCTCTTCTTCCGATCGAAACGGATCGAAATCCTAAAGATGGTTCTTTCAACGTTTATGACATGAGGACCGCTAAGGTTGTCGCATGGATGCCCCAGCATGTTCGGGTTCAAGCGTACAACGAAAAGACTGGAAATCGAGAAGAAGTCGTCGTTCCAAAACGGAATGTTGCAATAATTGAAAACCCCCTCTACTCTGTGATGAATGAACCGAACTCGACAATGCAACGTCTTATTCGAAAGCTTGTGCTTCTTGATGCTGTTGACGAGCAGAATGGTTCGGGAAAGCTCGATCTTATCATCCAGCTTCCGTACATTATTAAGACTGAAGCTCGTCGGCAACAGGCCGAAAATCGTCGCAAAGACATTGAACAGCAGTTGGCTGGATCGAAATACGGAATTGCTTACACCGATGGTACGGAGCGAATTACACAGCTGAACCGACCGATTGAAAACAATCTGTTCGCTCAGATTGAGTATCTTACAAATCTTCTCTACAGCCAGCTTGGAATCACTCAGGGAGTTTTAGACGGGTCTGCGGACGAAAAGACAATGCTTAACTACTATAGTCGCACAATCGAACCGATTCTCGCGGCAATAACGGACGAAGTTAAGCGAAAGTTTCTATCAAAAACTGCTCGCACTCAGGGGCAGTCGATTGAATTCTTCCGCGACACATTTAAGCTTGTTCCGATTTCTCAAATTGCCGATATTGCGGATCCTCTTAGCCGTAATACGATTGTCACGCCTAACGAAATGAGACAGAAGCTTGGCATGAAGCCTTCTAACGATCCTGCAGCAGATGAGCTTGGAAATCGTAATATGCCAGCGCCCGAGGGCGAAGCCGGAATTCAAAATGGCGGTGATTCTTCTGACTATGACACAATTCTCGAAGACGTTCTGAATTCTCTCGAAGGAGAGGTTGATAATATTATTGCTGGTGTTGGAGGCGAAGAAGGCGCATCTGAGGAGGAAGAGGAATGATTTACGAGCATGAGAAATCAGAGCTCTTTCATTATGCTTCCCCTTATTACGATCCTGAAAAAGCTCACGAATACTACATGAAGCATCGTAAGCTGAAGGGCCGTCGATCAACCGCTGTGCTGACTGATGAAGGCAAAGAAATCTGGGAATACACTAAAGCCAACATCAAAGAGGAAAAAGATGCTAAGGTTGAGGAAGCAAAAAACGAGCAGGCTCAAAAAATTGAATCGGCTCGTGAAACTGCGTCTGCTACTCGCGAAAGTATATCTAAGAAATTAAAAGAACTTAATGAGAAGCTTACTGCAAACGCCAAAGCCAAAAAAGAAGCTGCTGCGAATGCTGAAAAATCTAAAAATGAAAAGATTTCAAAAGAGAATGAACGTAAGCTTCAAGAAATTTCGAGAAGTCAGCAGGCTAAGATTGAGCGTCTTCAAGCGCAGAAACCTCCAGAAGGAGCATCCGATTACGAAAAACAGAAGTTCCGTGAGAAACGAGATCAAGAGATTGCACGAATTCAAGGAGAGGCTGCTTCGGATCGAGACAAAGCAACTGCCGCTTCTAAAAAGGCACGTGAAACTGCCGCGACGGACGTAAAAGCGAATCTTGAAAAAATTGATGCCGATACAAAGAAAGAACGGGAATCAAATTCGGAAAGTGCTTCGCAGCAACGTACGGAATGCGCAAATCAGTTGAAATCTGCCATTTCAGCAGCGAGAGAAGCTTATAAAGCCGCCAAACAAGGTATTGACGCCAATTATGAGGAGATTTACCAACAGGAGTATGACAAGATTGCCGCTTCTTATACGAAGCCTAAAAAAGGAAAATCTTCTGGTAAGTCTTCTAAAAAGTAAATCTTTTAATTCCTAAAAGGAAGTGAGAATTCAAAATGACCTATGATTTTGCGGGTTGGGCCACCCGAAATGACCTAAAGTGTTCTGATGGTAGAACGATCCGTAAAAATGCATTCAAGGACAATGACGGAAAGAAGGTTCCACTGGTTTGGAATCACCAGCACAACGATCCGATGAATGTTCTCGGGCATGCGCTGCTTCAGAATCGTGACGAAGGTGTTTATGCCTATTGCACATTCAATGACACAGAATCGGGTCAGGCCGCTAAAACAATTGTGGAGCATGGCGATGTTGAATCTCTGTCTATCTATGCGAATCAGCTGCGTCAGAATGGTGGAGATGTTATTCATGGACTCATCCGAGAGGTAAGTCTTGTGCTGGCCGGTGCCAATCCTGGTGCATATATTGAGTCGGTGCTTCGCCATGGTGAGTCTTCCGATGAAGAGGGAATTATTTATTCCGGAGAAAGATTGTCCGAAATGCACTTTGAGCATGCCGATGAGCCGAAAAATGAAGGAGGAAGCGATAAAATGGCAGAAGAAAAGAAGGAACAGGAAACTAAGCCGGAGTCCGAAGAGACTGTTAAAGACGTGTTTGACACTCTCACTGACAAACAGAAGACCGTTGTTTATGCGATGATTGGACAGGCTATTGAGGATGCCCAGAATAAAGACAATGAGGAGGAAGATGAAGACAATATGAAGCATAATGTGTTCGAAAGCGATATCCGAGATGAAAACGTTCTTTGCCATGCCGACCAGGAGGAAATCATTCGACTGGCTAAGAGCAATAATGTCGGTTCTCTGCAGACTGCTATTGGTATTTTTGCTGAAGAGAACGAGCTGCAGCATGATGCTACTGCCGGCGGGTTTGCCGCTAATGTGATCGATCAGCTCTTTCCCGAATACAAGGAGGTTCGCCCCGGTGCTCCCGAACTGATCACTGATGATCAGGGTTGGATCGACGTTGTCATGAGAAAGGTTCACAAGAGCCCGATCAGCCGCATCCGCACGACTCAGGTCGATATTCGCAACATCGATTCTCTTCGTGCGAAGGGCTATCAGAAGGGTAAGCAGAAGAGCCTTGCCGGCAATTTCTCTCTCGTCCGCAGAACGACCGATCCTCAGACCGTGTATGTGAAGAATGCGCTGCACCGTGATGACATTGTTGACATCACGGATTTTGATTATGTTCAGTATCTTTACAAGATTGACCGTATGCAGCTGAATGAAGAGCTTGCCACTGCGATCCTGTTTGGAGATGGCCGCGAGGAGGAAAGCGCGGATAAGATCGATCCTGAGCATATTCGTCCGATCTACGGCGATGACGCGCTTTATACCATTTACAAGGAGCTCGATGTTGAGAGTGCTCGTTCCGCAATTCAGGGCACCGATACTTCCGCTCACTTCGGCGATAACTACGTGTATGCCGAGGCGATGATTGAAGCAGTTCTTGATGCTCGTCGTGATTACCGCGGCACCGGTACTCCCGATCTCTTCTGCACGCAGGTTCTTCTGAATAAGATGCTGCTTGCCCGTGACTTCAACGGTCGTCGCATCTACAACACGAAGGCTGAGCTTGCGAGCGCTCTTAACGTTGGCAATATTTACACCGTCGATAAGATGGAAAACAAGACTCGTGAAAAGAAGGTTGGCAATGTCGTTCATACGATGAAGCCTCTCGCTCTGATCGGCAACCTCGGTGATTACTCCGTTGGCGCGACCAAGGGTGGCGAGATTACTCACTTTACCCAGTTCGACATCGACTTCAACCAGGAGAAGAGCCTGATTGAGACCCGTTGCTCCGGCGCTCTCACCCGTGTGTACTCGATGATTGCAATTGAAGAAGATGTGACGGAAAACCCTTGATGGGCTTGACCTGTTTGGAGTCGTAATTCAAAATGGCTAAGTTTTACGGGGAGATCGGGTTTGCCGATACTGTCGAAACCCGCCCCGGTGTGTGGGCGGAACAGATTACAAAGCGGCAGTATTACGGCGATCTGATTCGCAACACACGAAGCCTTGAGCAATCTTCGGATACAATTAACGACGGGATTCGCATTGCAAACGAGATTAGTATTCTTGCTGATCCTTATGCCAGAGAGCATTTTTATGCAATGCGTTATATAGATTTTCAGGGCGTTAAATGGAAAATTGAGCGCGTTGAAGTCCAGTATCCAAGATTGGTTCTTCAGATCGGAGGTGTCTACCATGGAAACTCCGACTCCGAGACGTGAAATTCAGAGAAGACTTGAATTGCACGATAAGTTGCTTACAATTCCGGGGGTTGCGAAGGTTTACTTCCAGCCTCCGGAAAACCTGAAAATGGTATATCCGGCAATTCGTTACGAAAAATCCGGCGGCCTTATTCTTCAGGCAAATGATCGAAATTACATCGGCCGTCAGCGATATCAGATTTTTGTTATCGATGCTGATCCAGATTCGTGTATTGCATCGGACATTCTGAAAACGTTTTCGCTATGCACGATCGATCGAACTTACCGTGCCGATAATCTGAATCATGACGTTTTGACTTTGTATTGGTAAATCTAAAATAGTTTGTGAGGTGTGTTTATGAGTAAACTTCAGTGGGACCAGGACTCCGAGCGTCTGTACGAAACTGGTGTAAGCCATGGTGTCCTCTATCCCAAGACTGGCCTTAATGGCGCATACGCAAACGGCGTTGCATGGAATGGTCTTACGAGTGTTAGCGAGAATCCTTCTGGCGGTGAGCCGAACCCGATTTATGCTGACAACATTAAGTACCTGAATCTTCGCTCTGTCGAGGAGTTTGGTGGCACGATTGAGGCGTACACGTATCCGGATGAGTTTGCTGTTTGCGATGGAACTGCCACCCTCGCCCCCGGTGTTTATGCCAGCCAGCAGACCAGAAAGCCTTTTGGTTTCTGCTATCGGACTCTTATTGGCAATGATGAGCAGGGCACCGATTATGGTTATAAGCTTCATATTGTTTATGGGGCGGAGACAAATCCGTCTCAGAGACAGTATCAGACCGTTAATGAGTCTCCTGAGGCAATGACTTTCTCTTGGGATTTTACGACTACTCCGATCCCGATGGAAAACTACAAACCCATTGCTTGTATTACAATCGACTCGACAAAGGCCAACCGGACAAAGCTTGATACCCTTGAAGGTAAGCTGTATGGCAGCGATAACAGCGATGCTTATCTTCCCCTTCCGGACGAGGTTATTTCGACTCTGTCCTAAATAGATAATTTCTTATTGAGCGGGTATTCAGTTCGGCTGACCCGCTCTTTTTTATGTGAAAGGAGAAAAGGTAATCAATGTACAAAAAGACAATTACTTATGAAGACTATAACGGAAATTCTCGTACCGAGGATTTCTATTTCAATATTACTTCTGCTGAGTTTCATAAGATGCAGCTTGAAACAGCTGGTGGTCTGAAGGAGAAGCTCGAGACGATAATGCAGAAGCAGAATGGCCATGATGTCGTAGAGGCAATTGACTATTTTATTCTTTCGTCTTATGGCGAAAAGACTCCGGATGGCAAGCGGTTTGTTAAGAGCACCGAGCTTTCTGATGCGTTTAAGCAGACAGATGCTTATAATCGGCTTTGGCTTGAACTTTGCTACAACGCCGAAGAAGCTTCTAATTTCATAAACGGCATTTTCCCGAAGGACATCGAGAAGGATATTGCTTTGGCAAAAGGGCCTGAAACCAAGTCGGTTCCTGCTTCGGTCCTTTCTGAATAATTATGTTGACTATTACTGTTCCTCCTGTTGAGCTTTGGAATGAAGAGACCGAATTATTTAGCACTCTGAAAGCTGAAACGATTCAGTTGGAACACTCCCTGATTTCCATTTCAAAATGGGAGTCAAAATGGAAAAAGCCGTTTTTGGATTCCGATAAAGATCGTTCTGCCGAACAAACGCTTGATTATATTCGTTGCATGACAGTAACGCCGCATGTAAATCCAACTGTATATTCTCGTCTTTCAAAGGACGATCTTAAAACCATACTAGATTATATTAACGATCCGATGACTGCCACCTGGTTTCAGAATGACAACAAACAGAAGGGAAAGAACAACAGCGAGAAAGTCACATCCGAGTTGATCTACTATTGGATGGTTACTCTTCAAATTCCTTTTGAGTGCCAAAAATGGCATTTGAATCGTTTGCTTACTTTGATCCAGGTATGCAACGTTAAGAACTCTAAACCGGAAAAGCTTTCTAAAAAGGAGTTTGCGTCGAAGCGAGCTGCGTTGAACGCCGCAAGGAGAAAACATTTAAGCAGCAGAGGTTGATGGAAGAAGGTGCCGCATGATTCAGTTTGTTCACCATGGTGATTTTTCTAAAACCACTAAATTTTTGAAGAGAGCGATGAAGCCCGATCTCCGATTTCTCAACCAATATGGCGAAGAAGGGGTTCGGGCTCTTTCTTCGGCGACCCCTACTGACAGCGGTAAGACGGCAAGTTCATGGTCATATCAGATTCGTAAGGATAATGGCAAAACCATTATTGAGTGGACAAATTCTAATGTTAATAAGGGTGTTAATGTTGCCATAATTCTTCAATATGGGCACGGAACAAGAAATGGCGGATGGGTCCAAGGAATTGACTACATTAACCCCGCTTTGCGCCCCGTTTTCGATAAAATTGCAGACAAAGCTTGGGAGGAGGTGATCGGTAAATGAGTACGACAATTGACGAACGCGTTGTTGAAATGCAGTTTAACAATAAGTCGTTCGAAAGAAACGTTTCTCAAACGATGTTGACTTTGGACAAGCTTAAGTCCATGTTGAATTTTGGTTCGGAAAAGAAATCCCTTTCCGAATTAGAAACTGCGAGTAAGAAGTTTAATTTGGATGGCATGATAAATGCCGCCCAAACGGTTGAAGTCAAGTTTTCTGCAATGAGTTTTGCAGCTATGGCTGCAATTCAAAATGTCGTTAACAAAGCAATGAATGCCGGAGAGCAAATAGTTAAATCGCTTACTATTGCTCCGGTTACTGACGGTTTTAATGAGTATGAGCTTAAAATGGGTTCGGTTCAGACTATTATGTCTGGCACTGGCGAAAGCCTCGATACCGTTATGGAAAAGCTCAATGAATTAAATGAGTATTCAGACAAAACTATTTACTCATTTTCCGATATGACAAGCAACATTGGCAAATTTACAAATGCCGGCGTTAAACTCGATGACGCTGTTGCTGCAATTAAAGGTGTTGCAAACGTCGCTGCTGTTTCTGGCGCTAACGCGAATGAAGCGTCCAGAGCGATGTATAACTTCTCTCAGGCTTTGTCGTCTGGTTATGTTAAGCTGATTGACTGGAAATCGATTGAAAACGCCAATATGGCGACTGTTGAATTCAAACAGCAGCTTATCGATACAGCTGTCGCTCTTGGAACGGTCGTAAAAGTTGGAGAAAAGTATCAAACAGTAACAACGGACAACAACGGAAAAGTTTCTGCTCTGTTTGATGCTACTTCAAATTTCAATGATGCTCTTTCTGCGCAATGGATGACAACTGATGTTTTGACTCAGACCTTGTCCGTTTATTCTAACGATATTCGCGACATGACTGATGCCGAGAAAAAAGCATATGAGGCTCAGTTGACTTCCCTTGGGTACACCAAGGAGCAGATTGAAAAGATCGAAGAACTTGGGATTAAGGCGGCCAACTCCGCAAAGGACGTTAAAACCTTCTCTCAGATGATGGATACGCTGAAAGAGGCGGTCGGTTCTGGTTGGGCGGAAACATGGGAAACGGTTTTTGGCGACTTTGAAGAAGGCAAAAAGTTATGGACGCAGCTTGGCGGCGTTTTGGAAAATGTATTTAATGGCGGCGCGGAAGGAAGAAACGATCTTCTTTTTCAAGGTCTCTCGACTGGTTGGAAGAGATTCGTAAAAGAAGAAGGAATTCCGGATGCTCGTGCTCTTAGTGAAGAATTGATCAAGATTGGAAACACCAAAAATCTTGGGATATTTGACACAAACGAATATGGAGAAAGCACTCTTGTTACTGTCAGTGATCTGATTAAAAAGAACGGGTCATTTGCTGAAAGTTTGAAAGAGGGATGGCTGTCATCCGAAATGCTCGCCGAGGGCATAAGTTCTTTGGCCGAAACTTATAATAATCTTACTGATGAACAGAAAAAAGAACAGAATATTAGCGATGAGACAATCAGAAAAGTAAACGAGTTAAATGAAGCCGTAAAGAGCGGAAAAATTGATCTCGATGCATACGCCAAAAGCATGTCCGAGATGTCCGGCCGTGAAAATTTAGTTGGCGGTTTGTTTAACATTCTTGATGCTTTGTTCAAGGTTGATGAGGTAACAGGAGAAGCGATTGGTCTCTTTGCAATTCTAAAACAGTCATTTTCTGAAGTATTTCCGCCAATGACTGGTGATATTCTGTATTCAATAATGCAGAGATTTTACGAATTTACTCAAATGCTTGTTCCGAGCAAGGAAACCGCTGAAGAGCTTGGAAAAATTATGAAAGCCGTTTTTTCGGTATTAAAACTCTTTGCGAATGGCATTGCAGCCGTTCTCAAGGGTTTTACACCGTTACTTGATGGCTTGCTCAAATTTACTGGATATTTACTTCGTGTTTCGTCTGTTGGATCTGAACAGATACTCGCCCTTTCAAATTCGGCAAAGGTCATGGAATTTTTCGGCGAAGTCACTGAACGAATTTCTTGGGGCGTTAAGACTTTTTTAGATCTAATTACTAATATTGCGACTGTTTTATTCGGTGCTGGAGATGCAGTTGGAACATTTGGAAACACCGTTCTTAGTAATTTAGGAATAGTTGACAGGCTTTCAAAAGCTTTTTCTGCTCTTGGGCAATCGCTCAACGAGTTATTCTCCAAAAATGATGATGGCGCCGATGGTGGATTTGGGTTTTTCGAAAAATTTCTGAACGGAATTTCTTTTGTTGCGGACAAAATCGAGCAGGCTCTTGGTTTTCTTTGGAACGCTATCAAGAAAGGTTTCGGTCGAATTAGAGATCTTTTTGGGCAGCTAAATGCCGACAATCTAAAAGATATTGCCGAAGTTGGAGCTTTCGGTGGTATCGGTATTGCTATATTTAAGCTCGCCAGCACATTGAAAGGTATTGGCGAACTTAATATATTGGACACTGCCAAAGAAAAGCTTGACAGTATACAAGAGTCGATTGGCGGAATTTTTGACATGTTCCGAGGCGGAAAAAATAAGTTGGACGCCAACGGAATTTTAAAAATTGCAGCTTCAATAGGAATTTTTGCAATTTCCATGGCGGTTTTGGCATCGATTGACGCTCCGAATCTTTTGAACGTCACACTCGTTGTCGCCGGATTGATGGAAGTTCTTGGCGATGTTATTAAACGCTTGTCGACAAGCCTCAATCCGAAGCAAATGAAAGCCGTTAACAAAGCGGCAAGAGCTATGATCGGTATAGCAGCGGCATTGCTTATTACGTCATTCGCCTTGAAGAAAATAGGTGATATGAACTGGGAAGCAATAGCCAAAGGCGTTATCGGCCTTGGAGCAATAATGCTGGAATTTGCCGCTTTTAGCAAGATATTTAAGGCATCCGGTCTTAAGGCTTCTACGGGAGTTGCGTTGATAGGAATTGCCACTTCCATGCTTATATTCCAAAAAGCATGCGCTGCTTTCGGCGATATGGACACTGGAAAAATAGCCAAGGGTATTATTTCTATTGGGGCAATCCTTGTTGTTATATCTGGGTTTGAGAAACTCGTTGACGGAAAAAAGATGCTCGGTGGCGCCATTTCGCTAATCTTTATTGCGTCGTCGATGAAGATATTTGCATCTGCTATTAGCGATTTCGCGTCGATGAAATACGAAGAAATTGGTCGAGGCTTGGCAGCCATGGCCGGAGCTTTGATTGAAGTTGTTGCCGCTACAAGATTGTTTCCTAAAAACATGCTTTCTATCGGTGTTGGGTTGCTCGCAATCTCCACGGCTCTTGTAATAATGTCAGGGGCATTGAAGATATTCGGAAGCATGAGTTGGGAAGATATTGGCCAGGGTCTTGCGGCGATGGGTGGCGCCTTGCTTGAAGTTGTTCTTGCTTTGAATTTGGCAAAAGGGACTGTCGGCGGAGCTGCTTCTATTTTGGTTGCAGCTGCGGCACTTTCGGTTATTGCCCCTGTACTCGTTGTTTTGGGGCATTTAAAGTGGGAGCAGATAGCAAAAGGTCTTGCGGCAATTGGCGGTTCTCTTTTGATTGTTGTTGCTGCCGCATGGCTTGTTTCTCCGGTTGCTCTTCCGTTGCTTGCTTTGAGTGGTGCTCTTTTGGCGGTATCAGCAGCGGTTGTTATATTTGCAGCAGCCGCGGCAGGGTTTGCAGTTGCTTTAGCAGCTATTACTACTGCTTTGTCGGCTTTGGCGGCAATTGGTCCGGCGGCAATGACTGTTGTCGTGGAATCGCTCAAAATGCTCATTATTGGAATACTTGATTTCATTCCTGACATAAGCACTTCCTTTATGAAAGCTCTTTCGGTGATGATTGATGCGGCTGCCAAATTGATACCGTCAATAGTGAATCATTTTGGAACACTTGTAACTTCTCTTCTCGATCTCCTTATTCGATTGATTCCAAAACTGACCGAGACTGTCGAAAAGATATTTGACGCGATTCTCGAACTTATCGCAAAGTATGTTCCGATCATAGCCAATATGGTTCTCGATTTGATAACGATGATTCTAATCGCTATTAGAAATCATTTGCCGCTTATTATTCGGGTTGGCGTAGATATTATTCTGGCTCTGATGAACGGAATAGCCTCGGCAATACCGAGAATCGCAGAAGCTGCTGTAAGTATTATTATAGCATTCATAGATTCGATCGCTTCTCAATCCGTGCGGCTGGTTAATGCGGCTTTTGACGCCATGATTACCTTTATCAACGGAATGGCCGATGCGATTGAAAACAACATGGCTCCATTGATTGAAGCCGTTATGCATCTTGGTGAAGCGATAATTGTCGGACTTGTTAGTTTTGTCACTGGGCAATTTCCAGCCATAAAAGATCTCGGTGAAGCTCTTATGAATTCTCAGTTCGTTCAGGGAATTCGAGATAATATTGGTGCTCTTCTTGATACAGCGAGACAGTTTATGTCTGACTTTGGTCAGAAGATCAAAGACAAGTATGAAGAGATTAAAGGTAAAGGCAAGGAAACTCTTCAGAAGTTTATTGATGGCATTCGGAGCATCTTTGGAGATCTTGGAACCGCTGCAAACGATATGGTTGACACTATCAAAATAAAGATCGGCGACAAAATCGGCGAGATTTATGATAAGGGAAAAGAACTTGTCAATCATTTCGTTCAGGGATTGAAGGATGCTTGGGAATCGGCGAAGAGTTTTGTTAGTGATCTTTGGGATAATCTGACCGGTGCGGATGAAGCTATTTCTGACTGGGAATACGAACAGGAAGAAAGAGCGAGCAATGAGACTGAGGATCGAGGAAGTGGCAGTCGGCTTCCTTCTGAAGCTGATTATGGGCCTTCGGCTGTTCCAAACGGAATTACTACTCTTACCGCTTCGGCTTCGAAGACCACGGCAACCGTTGGTGCTATGAAATCTTCAGATCTTGCGTCTGACGTAGGAGCTACGTTTAATCGGAGTCTTGCTTCTGGAGCAAATTCCTCGGTTGGCACTAGGATAAACAATTACAATTATACGCAGATCAATAATTCTCCAGAGCCTATCAATAGAGATGTTGTGTATAGACAAACTAAAAATCAGATGGCACGTATGAAAGCGGAGGTTGGAGCATGATTAAGTCTTTTACCGTTACTAATTTTCGCGGTGAAGAATTGTATTTGGATCTCAATAATCCGTTAGAGACGGGTCTGATTGTGAAGTCTGTAGACGGTCTTGGTCCTCCGAAAGCAAATATTAACATGACTGAAAATGTTACGACAGACGGGTCGAGATTTAATTCGGCCCGTCTTATTCAACGCAATATTGTGTTTTACTTCGTGTTTACAGAAGTCGTCAAGTCATTATCCGGATGGGTATCAGATTCCGGTGATGCTTTTGTCACCGATTCCGAGATTGAAACCATTGAAGATATTCGCCTTAAAACCTATAAGTATTTTCCTCTTAAACGTCCTTTGACCATAAAAGTCAAAACCGACAAGAGAACTCTTCAGATTTCCGGTTATGTGGAGTCGAATGAACCGTCTATATTTTCTTCTCAGGAAGGTTGCCAGATTTCTATTATTTGCCCCGATCCATATTTTTACAGCTCTGACGAAATGTCGCAAGTAGACTTCACGACGCATGAACCATTTCTTCAATTTCCGATTAGTAACGAAGTCGGCGGATCAAATACCGGCGATGCAGGAGGCGTTCAGCTAGTTGGAGATTCTTCGGTTCATGTTATTGGGAGTTCGAATACTGCTACGGTTACCTATGTGGCCAGTCAGTATGATACCGACAACGATTCCTTTATCACGAAGAATACTTCTCAGCACACTCTTTCCGGCGGAGAAGTAGATATTGATGCTTATGGGGACGAGACGGAAAGCTATTATTCGTCGTTTTCATTGAATTCTGGAACATTTGAGAGCATTAAGTATGAGATTGGGAAAATTGTTTCAACTCCTCAGAAAAATGTGATATATGACGGCGACGCAGAAACTGGTGTTACGATCGTTTTGCACGCAAACGGAACGGTTGTTAATCCGGCTATTACGTCTATTCGAACCAACGAAACCATGATCATATCAAAAAGTATGTCAAACTCTGACGAAATCATAATTTCAACCGTCAAAGGAAAGAAAAGCGCTACTTTTATTCGGAATGGTGCTTACACAAATATTCTTTCTTCGCTTGGACAGAATATTCCGTGGTTTACTTTGGTCAAAGGAGACAACCAGTTTCGGATAAACACCGAAAATCAAGGCGGACTAAATGTTCTTGAGGTTAGTATTCGGTTTAACACTCTTTATGAGGGGGTATAACCGTTGGATGTATTTGTGTTTGACACGGATTTTAACGATGTTGGCATTGCCGATGTCTATGATTCGTTAATTTGGACGGATCGTTATTCCGAATGCGGAGACTTCGAGTTATGTACTTCTGCAACACTTGATCTTATTTCATTGTTTCAGCCAAATTACTATCTTCGAATGGGTTTGTCAGAACATGTCATGATTATCGAAAGAGTGGAGATCGATTCCGAAGTCGAAAACGGAAATCGTTTGATTGTGTCCGGAAGATCGCTCGAGTCTATTTTGGACCGGCGTATTATTTGGGGGCAGAAGAATTTCGAAAATCGCAGATTTGAGCTTGTCCTGCAGGATTTATTGAAAGACTGCATAACCGAATCGGCTGATACAAACAGGATAATTCCAAATTTTAGGTTTTCTATTCCGCTCAATACAATTCCGGATCTTGGAACCATTACGGCTCAGTATTGTGGTGAAAACCTGTATGACGTGATCACGGATCTGTGTAAATCTCGAGGAATCGGGTTCAAGATTACGCTCAATAGTAACAACGAGTTCGTGTTCCGGATATATAAAGGGGCCGATCATTCTTACTCTCAGTCTGATAATCCGTATGTCGTGTTTTCTACGGGTTTTGACAATCTGATTTCCAGCAATTACTTCTATTCAAATGAGAAGCACAAAAACGCTGCTCTTGTCGGTGGCGGCGAGCCAGCCAATATCGCCGACCTTCTCGATTTCGAAAATACTACTTTGACCAGAGCAACAAAAGAAGGAAGTAAAGACAGCTACACGGTCACCGCTACTGCGGATAACGCATCTTCTTATATTCTATACACAGGTTTGACCGAAAACATTGGAAAAACTGTATATTTGAACGGAAGTCTAGAGCGGCTTGGAACACATACAAATCAAATCGCCATGCGAAAGGCAACCATTAAGAACGGAACGGCGACTTGGTCGGATATCATTAGTTATCCAAGTGGCAGTAACAAAGTCGAGATGGTGGATTATCCCATCGCTATACCTTCTGGTATTGATTCATATCAAATTGCAATACGTGCCGGTCGTGCTGGTTCTGTTGGCGGAGTAGTTAAGGTCAACGGTTTAAAGCTTTATGCTTCTAATGATCGCCGCATTTATGCTTCTGTCGGAAGCTCGTCCGGTCTGGACAGACGCGAATTATTTGTTGACGCAAGCGGAACGTCTGAAGACAGCGGCGCTTATGCAACCGAGCTCGCCACTAAAGGCGAACTTGAACTTGCAAATCAAAATGAGAGCATAGGGTTTGAAGGAAAGGCTGATATGTCGCAACAGTTTGTATATGGAACTGACTTTGCAATAGGTGATATTGTTCAGCTTGATGACGGATATGGTCATTATGGTTCCGTTGTAATATCTGAAATCGTGATAAGCGAAAACGAAAGCGGAGTGTCGACCTTTCCGACATTTCAATCGCCAATCAGCACATGATGAGGAGGAAATGAATTGAGTATTACAACCGATTCTGGTTTTTGGGACTCCGTAAATGGCGATCGTCGTTATAGCGGTCGGCAAATTCTTGGGGTTTTTAATGGTCTTGTATCTGACGGAATAGTTAAGGGCTACAAGAATTCTATGCAGGTCCGTATCAACAGCAACAAACTTCAGATCCGCCCCGGAAGAGCGTTTCTCAGTTACGGAAGTTATGAGGGCATATGGGCTGATATTGACTCTGAAACGGCTATTAACGTTCCGTCTGCGGACGGAGGTCTTGGACGTTGCGACGCCGTTGTACTTACATTACGAGGCGTTTCTCGTGAAGTAACTGTCGATTACGTAACCGGAACCCCGAGTTCCAACTATTTGGCATATGATGGATGGCCTTCTTCTATTGCTGAGAATCAGTTCATTATAGCGCTTATTTTGCGTAATCCGGGAACCGGAACTACGGTCAATGCAACGACAACTCGGATTGAGGATGCGCGCGGCAAAACGCTTTTTGGCGAAGGCACTGCTGCAGACGGCATAACCGGTGTCTCCTATGCATCGTTTGCCGGCATGTCAAGCAGCACATATGTCGAACGGCAGCAGGATAACGCGAGCCGAGTGATGATCACCAATAGCTCCGGTATTGTCACCACATCTGCTATCACAACCACGGAATTATCCAAACTTTCAGGTGTTAAGGACAGTGTACAAGGTCAGCTCAACAGCCTTCATGACGGTCTCCCCGCAATCATTATGACAAGCTCTGATGCGGCATCAATCAATCTTGACGCGGAAAACCATGCCGGAAGAACAATTACATCGGCTTCTGTCAATCGCATTTTCAACATTCGTATTGCGTCGACTGCCGGTTGGCAACAGGGGGCTGAGATACTGATCATAAGAGCTTCCGATAGTACAGTAACCATTAAGCCAGCCACTACTGGTGTTACGATCAGAGGTATTGATGTGACCAGCCCCACAAAGCAGTCGTGGAAGATTACCGATAAATATGGTGTTGCGTGTTTAAAATACATCACAGGCAATACTTGGTATATTTTCGGTGACGTCGAGGCCATTTAAGGAGGGAAAATCATAATGAGAATTGATTGGGATCTCGATAGCGAGAGGTTATATGAGGTTGGCACCGATCGTGGCGTCGTGTATCCGTTTAATGAGTATACAAAAGTATATGGAACTGGATACGCTTGGAACGGTCTTACCGGAGTTGATGAATCTCCTTCCGGCGGCGAAGCGAATTCGATTTATGCAAACAATGGGAAATATCTTAATAATCGCTCTGATGTAGAGTTTTCCGGCACAATTAACGCTTATACATATCCAGAAGAGTTTGAGCTCTGCGATGGTACAGCGGTATTCGGAAATACTGGTGTTAAAGTGCATCAGCAGAAACGAAAGAAATTCGCATTCTCTTATCGCAGCCGTATTGGCAATGATATTGAGGGCGAAGACTATGGCTATAAAATTCATCTGTTTTACAACTGCATGGCTTCTCCTTCCAGCAAAAGTATGGAGACGGTGAATAACGATCCGAATGCTGCGACGTTCTCTTGGGAGCTGAGCACCACGCCGATCGAAATTGATGGAGCCAAGCGTTCCGCTCATATCATAATCGACAGTAGATCGGCTTTCCCGGCTTCTATCAAAATGCTGGAAGACATGCTGTATGGCACTGATGACACCGAACCGAGAATGCCGACGATCGATGAGCTTCGGGACCTTTACCCGAGGATTACGCTTTCCGGACCCTTTGTTTCGTTCATTGATGGCGCTCCTGACCAGCCTGTTGTGAGCTTGAAAGCTGACATCAACCCGGAACAGGATCTCCATGGCTATGAGTATCCCTGGATTGGCGGAACTGGCAAAAACCTTGCCGATGCTTCTAAAGTATATAGTGTTAGTAGCGGCACGGCGTCGTATGATAGCGCGACGGATTCGATAATTGCTTCTGGAAGCGCCTCGTATGCGGCTGCATCTATTTCCGTTCCTCTCAAAGCAGGAACAACATATGTATTTTCTGCTCATGGCGTTCCGAATGATGAAAGCGCTACATGGAGAACGGGACTTCGTATTGGAAGCGAAAGCACTCTCACTAAGAATTCAGGCACCAAGACTGGCGAAGCTGACACGTCGTTTACGTACACCGCTTCCGAGGATGTTTCTGGCAAATTTGTTTTGTTCATAAACTACTCTTCCGAAGCCCTTTCTGAAAGCCGTACCATCGTATTTAGCAAAGTTCAGGTCGAAACCGGAAGTGAAGTTACTGCGTATGAGCCGTACTCTAACATCTGCCCGATCGAAGGTGTTAGTGCCGTTAATGTGACAAGACTCGGGAAGAATCTGGTCAGGAGCAATGGTTACAACAGTAATACTGTTCATGGAGTTACGTTTGTTAAGAATTCGGATGGCTCTTACACTGCTAACGGAACGAATGACCTATCGTCAGGAGGCGGTGTCGTCAACGCTTGCTATTCCAGAATGGCGGTGTTCGACGACCTCCCTGCTGGTGATTATTATTTCACTGGTGGCGTGCTTCCGGCTGATAAAGCCAACGTATTTATGTGGGATATGACGGCCAATGCCGCTCCCAAAAAATGGGATGGCGTAACCGATTGCGATGCTACTTCCGGCAATTTGGCGCAATTCAAGGTTGTTGAAGGCCATCAATACATGATGAGATTTCGCATCAGATTTAGTCAGACTGCAGAGAATCTTACAGCATACCCGATGGTCTGCCAGGCATTTGAGACTGATCCAACGTACGAGGAGTATAACAATACTGTTTACACCGTTCAGCTTGGTGATGCAGTCTATAGAGGAACTCTTGATGCGACTACCGGACTTCTGACTGCGACAATGAAGTATATGGAGCTGACCGGTAGCGAAACATACTCAATAAGCGATATATCCAGGCTTATATCTATTGCACGTGCGGCTTATGACACTGCTAAATCGAGCGGCAAAATTATATCCGATCGCTTCAAACGCAATAGCGTGACATCTTCGCCGTTTGGTTCGGTATATATTTCGTCTGCGTCTTCCGGCATTATTCAGTTTACCAATTCCGATAACCGTTTTGCTGATGCCGATGCATTTAAGGCATGGGTAACTGAACAGTACACGGCTGGAACCCCGGTTCAGATCTGTTACGAGCTTGCTGAGCCGATTACTATCCAGCTCACTCCCCAGCAGATTACCACGCTTCTTGGACGCAATACGTTCTGGGCCGATACCGGCGATATCGAGCTTACCTATCGTGCCACTGACATTCACGACTAAATCAAAATAGGAGGCTGCTTATGAATCTTGCAGTTCTGGGGGCTATAGCAGCCTCCAATCGCGCTCATGGATATTCGTTCTGGAATAACGGAAATCCGCATAGCAATGTGTTTCGTTATTCTACGTCTGCGACCGGATCACATGATGTGAGCACGCTGGTTACTACAGATACGACGAAAAATGCTTATATTCAAGGTGCAGAACTTGTGATTAAAAACACATTTACCAATGCCGCGGTTGGCTTCGTTCTGGGATGTAACGACAAGACTTTCACTGCTTCGGAGCTAAGCGCATATAAAACCATGTTTGTTCAGCTCCGATCCGCAGCTACTACTGGAACATATAACCTGATGTTTGAAACGACCAATATGGCTACGAATCTTAATATTGACTGGGATTCGCCACGAACCACAAGAAAAACGATTTCCAGTATTAAGGCGTCTAGTTTTACAAACGGGCTGTACACTGCTCAGTTTGATATTTCTGGTATTTCCTGGCCATCAACAACCACCCCATACCGAATAATTTTCCGTATTGACAGAACGGTCAATGGATCGGTTGAATGGGCAATCCAGAAATGGCAGTTGCTGAAGTAAAGAAGGTGATCAAAATGTCAGAATACGCACCTATTATCGGGCAGGTCATCGTCGGTATCCTTGCTCTTATTGGGACCCTTGCCGGTTCTTACTGGAGCAATCAGAAACACAACGCTGTGATGGAGCTCAAAATCGAACAGCTTTCCGAACGTGTCAATGAGCATAACCACCTTATCGAGCGCACATACCGACTGGAAGAAAGCGACAAGGTCACCGAAGAAAAGATCAAAGTGATTAACAATCGTTTAGCGGATTTGGAAAGGGGTTGTGTGAGATGATATTCGATAATAAGCTCTATGACGTTCTGAAATGGATTCAGCGAGTGGTTCTACCAGGCATTGCTACGCTGTATATGGCGCTTAGCGATCAGTGGATCGGAGTGTTTGATCTCCCTTATCCGAAGCAGATTTGTGGAACTATCATGGCCATTACGTTCTTCATTGGCTCTTTGCTTGGTGTTTCGCAGGTTAAGTACGATGCTGCCGCCAAAATCGGATTTGGTGACGAAGAGGAGTTTTAAATGGCACAGAGACTTCTCTTCCCTTTTCGTAAGGGCATGATCATCTGCGGGTACAAGACCAACCAGTATAGAAAAAGCTGGGGTTATCCGCATTACGGTATCGATATTTCCACATATCAAGGCGCTCTTCAGTCGGATCACTTCATTAGAGCAAGTGGCGAAGGTATCGTAGCTGCTGTTGGTGAGGACGATTCCCTTGGCGGCGGCATTGCGATCGTGTATGAGAACTGCGTCGGTCGTGATCGGACCTTGAAGACTCTCGTTGGACGATACATGCATATGCCATACTCCTCCATTCGAGTTAAAACCGGCCAGACTGTGCATGCTGGTGATATTCTTGCCGAGGAGGGCAAGGAAGGTACTAACGACTTTCACCTTCACCTCGAGTTCGACACCGACACGAATTGGCCGGTCTACACTCCTCAGGTTTCTCAGTATGGCCATAAGTTCTGGAAGAAAGGCACCGATTCGACCGTTAATCCTTCCCTCTGGCTTTGGCAGGGCGACAACGCGTTGACGGTGCCTTACTCGTTCTCCAACAGAGCTTGGATCAATGAGAACATCGATACGAATCTTCCGTTTGTTTCGTCCTCTAATACCGAAAACGCCATCATCGCCGAGCTTAAAGCTCAGATCGCGGTGCTCCAGGCGCAGGTTATCGAGAAGGATAAGCAGATCGCGGCGAAGGATAAGCAGCTTGCCGATGCAAAGGCGTTGGCTGATAAGTTGCATTCTCTCCTCGCCGGTTAAAAACAGCACGCAGGTGACGGTTCTCCGATTTAAAATGGTATCGTGAAATTTCCCCGGAAGGAATTTTCCGAAAAAAACTTTTCAAAAAGGAGAGCCGCCAATATGCGTAAGACTTCATCTCTTCATTGCATTAGAGACCTTTTTATGTTAGCATTAGGACAGCGTCAAAGCGTCCATACATCGCAGGCTGAATCTTCCCCACAGAAAGGAGAAGACATGGCCTCGAAAATCAGAAGAAAGGTTAAGATCAATGGAGAGGAGAAATGGATAAGAGCGAATTCCGAGCAGGAATACGCGGACAAAATCGCTGAGTTATACCAAGTGTGTTCGGTAACGGTTCAGTCATCACAAGGTTGTGAGCATAATTTCGGCGAGTATGTTTCAAAATGGTTCGATCTCTACTCGAAGCCAAACATTGAGCAGTCAACTGCAGAAACGTATCGTAGGCAGATCGACAATTACCTAATTTCAACTCTCGGAACTCTTAGTATTGAGGAGATAGAGCCGGATACCATTCAAGAACTTTTCAATTCTATAAACGGCGCAAAAAGTTCAAAGATGAAAGTCCGGCTCGTCCTCAATATGGTTCTCGAGAATGCTGTCGAAGACGGTATCATACAGCACAACCCGTTGAAGTCTCGTAAAATCCGCATCACCGGCAATGAAAGCCGAGCCACTCAGCCATACAGCGTTTAGCAGATGCGCTATCTGGTGGGCCATATTTCGTCTGTAGCAAGAGATGAGGATAGGATGTATCTCGCGATACAAGCGTTGCATCCGCTTCGTTTGGAGGAAGTCTTGGGCCTTAAATGGGAAGATGTCAATCTTGATAAAATGACCATAACCGTAAGACGAGCAGTTACGCATCCAAAACGTAACGAACCAGAGGTTAAGGTTCCGAAAACGACTTCTAGCGTTAGAGTTATAGGGCTGTCTACCATAGCAAAGTCTCATCTCTCGTTAGGGAACGCTAAGCACTTTATATTTGGCGGAGAAACGCCTTATAGCTATCAGAGAGTTCGGCGAATGTGTGAAAGGATCCAACGAGATACGGGGTTCGACGAGAAGATCACGCCGATACGGTTTCGAACAACCGTGCTTACTGATATTTACGAACAAACGCACGACGTAAAAGCTGCTCAGCATGCCGCAGGCCATACTACGGCTGCCATGACCTTGAAGCATTATATTCATGGTCGGAGTAATTGTCAGTGCTCTGCGAACAGCATCGACAAGGCTTATTGCTCGAAGATTGCCAAGGCTGAACCGTGATATTTGGCTTTAGTATGCAGAAAATCGAGCTTGTTTTGGCGACTTTATTGCCACAAGAGTTGCCAAACAAGGCTGATATTTGGGATGAGACCCGGTTTTAGGCAAAAGTAAAAAGCCCACAATCGGCTTGATCATGGGCTTTTCAACTGGAGCTGTTAGGCAGATTCGAACTGCCGACCTCATCCTTACCAAGCACGAATTTTAACAACATTTGCGTGCGATTTTTGTACACTATATGCGCCGCCATTCATACAAGCTATCTTCTTTTTTCTCCGTTTTTCAGTTCGCAAAATTTACAATTGCTATAATGAAAGGAGAGATGTTAAATGAAAGATCGAAGATGCTTAATGCGAAGCACAAAATCGATCACCGACATGGAGAAGAGTCCTAACAAGGGCTCTTTTCTTTTTGGCAAAAAATCCCGGGAGGTAAAATCGTGAAAATGTTATTTTACTTGGCATTGATTCTGATCGGAATGGTGTTTGGCGTTCTATTATATTTCTTCTTCTGCTGGAAGAACATGCGTATTGGCACAATCCGGATCAACGAATTTGATGAGGATGGTCCGTATCTGTTCTTAGAGGCAAACCGTTCTATTCGTGATATTTCCGGTAAGCCGTGGGCCATTGTTGAAATCGCGAAATCTACAAGCACTCATATGAGACCTTAAATTAAATTTGAAAGGAGAAAACAAAATGGATACCGAGAAGGAAATTTTGGATGCTTTGGATGAGGCTGTGAAGGGTTTACTGGAGAAACTGCAGACACTCGATGCTTCGAGCGATGAGTACCGGAAGACGGCGGAAAGCCTGAAAATCCTGAGAAGTCTTCAGATTGATGACAGGAAGGCGTTTCTGGATCACCAGGAGAAAGTTGATCAAACCACGACGGATGATCAGCTCAAACGTGAACAGATGCGAGCAGACTGGTTCTTCAAGATCGGAGACCTTGTGATGAAGGGGCTGGGAATCGTTCTTCCGCTGCGATTCTATGCGAAGTGGATGAAGATGGGTTTTAAGTTCGAAGAGACCGGAACATTCACATCGAGCACATTTAAGAATCTGATCCATTTCTTTAGACCTGTTGGAGGAAAGTGAGGTTGAAGGAGAGGGGCCGTTGAAATGCGGCCTCTTCTCTTTTTGCAGATATTTATGAGGTATCACGCTCAAAAACCAGCAATAACTGTTTCTCTTTATGGCAAGACATATATTTGCAATCACGTCGCTTATAACCGGTGCACGCTTTTCAAAATCAGAGATCGTGGGCTTGCTGTAATTCAGCAGAGGTTTGATCCGAAGACAAAGCATACCTGGTGGAGCGAAATCGACGGATGGGTCGCTAACGCATTATATTTGCACTCTGGTTTTCTCAACTACTTTGAGACGAGAGCTGGAGTCTGCAAGGATGGTCTCTACCCTACTGTCACTGTTCGCCAAATGATGTGGGCACTTCGTATGAAACCGCTTCCGAAGGAGAAATGGGAAACAGTGTTCGACAGACGTGATATTTGATTTTCGCAAAATTTACAAGGACTGTAGTGAAAGGAGTTGAGTAAAATGGCGACACTTGGGTTGATATTCTGTATCACCGGAGGCATTGTCGGCGGAGTTTCTTACCTGATCGGATTCAAACATGGATACGATCAAGGAGAACTTAGCGGACGCGTTGAGGCGATCAATAGGTACACGGATTACGTCATTAACGGCGTTCCATTCAAAGCAAAAGAGTCCTAACAAGGGCTCTTTTCTTTTTGGCGAAGCGAAAGGAGAGTAAACACAAAATGAGGTTAAGCAAACGAGCAATACCAACGGTTTTGTCTTTTATAGCATCTGCAGGCGTAATTGGAACGGCTGTTTCTGCCAGCAACGACACTATCAAAGCTGTTAGGCTGTTGGAAAAGAAGAAAACCGACGAGCCAATGTCTAAGACCGAAATCGTGAAAACCTGTTTTCCGTGTTATATTCCCACAATTGGGTTCACGTTTGGAACCATTATGTGCATCCTCGGCGCGAACCATTTGAACCGCAAGCAGCAGGCATCTCTCGCAAGCGCTTATGCCCTTCTCAATCGCTCGTATCATCAATACATGGCAAAAAATATTGAGACAAACGGCGAAGAAGCGCACGAGCGCGTGGTTGAAGCAATTAAGGCCGATCCACCATCGATGTGGGCAACCGGTGCAATAAGCGGAGGATCTTTAGATATTTCCGAGTCAAACGTATCGGAAAAGACTCGATTGTTCTACGATAGATATTCTGGTCGAATCTTTGAATCGACTCTGAGTAAGGTTATTGAAGCCGAATACCATTTGAACCGTAATTTTAATCTCGGAGGAGAAATTGATTTGAACGATTTCTACGAATTCCTCGGTCTTGACCCAATTGAATGCGAGAATCATTTTGGTTGGTCGATTGACGATGCATTATATTGGATCGACTTTAATCACACGATCGAAATTCTCGACGACGGACTTGAATACTGCGTCATCGACTTCGTGTTCGATCCGAGAGATTTGAACGAGTTAAACGAATGGTGATATTTGGAGGTGCAATATGAGAATCGCTTATGTATACGGAACGAACTATGATGACTGCGCATATGGTGACAAGCCGATTGCGGGGTTGAAAGGTGTTTCAAAAGATAAGAAAGAGCAATTCCGTGATATTTTGCTCTACGACAGAAAGCTTTCAAAGAAAGAGTGTAAGAAGTACAGCCTTACCTACATCAAAACCACCGATTATGACAATGTAAACAGCGAGTTCTTTTTCTTCGGATTCTGATTCGCGAAATTTACAATGGATATTTTGAGAGAGGACGATTGGCTCAGTTAGTTGAGCACTCGAAAAGATCGTCTTCTCTCTAATATTTTTGAAAGGGTGGTTTAAATGAGTGCAAGCGTTATTCTTGGAGGTGATCAAAATGAAAGGGACAACTCTTAAGATTCTTGGAATGATCACATCGGTCGCTGGTGTTCTCGTATCGCTGGCGTCTGATTGGATTGCCGAAAAGGAAATCAACGAACTTGTACAGGACGAAGTACGAAGGGCTATCGACCAGTTTAAGGAGGAGCAGAAATGAACGGAAGAACTCTTGTCTACGATTTCGACGCGCACCAATTCGATCTTCTTCTAAATGACTCCAACATTTCGAGTAAAGAATTCGCGAAGTTGACCGGTTTCAGTTACTATACTGTAGCCGCATGGAGAAGAGGTTCCAAGCTTCCATCCGCAAAGGCGTTTAACGTTATTTGCGATTCTCTCGATGTTATTCCGGCTCGTCTTCATAGATGCATTTCGGCAAAGAATGAAGAATCGGTCAAACATGTTTCTTCGAGGCATGTGATTCCCGGTGATATTTATACGGTCAAATTGGATAATGGATCTATGCCTCAATTACTCGTGTTCAATACAATCACAGAAAATTGCGTTTCCGGTATTTACTTGACGCCTGAAAGACGCCATTCCGCTTGGACAGAACTTCATACGAATACTACAATGTATGCAAATTCCGGAAAAATTGGAGTGGTTCTTGCCAGCAGACTTACGGATTATATTTGCAGTATTTCGGATGATAAGCTTAACGAGGTTAGACGCCAGTGTCTTAGTTTGATCATTCCTGAGGATTTTGAATTTGAAGAAGAGGAGCCTGGTGACGAACCAGAAGTGCAAGTTGGAACATATTCGAGATTGTCAATGTCATTTGACAGCATTGGAAACTGGCATGAACTGTTTTCCGAGCTCTCAAAGTACCCGTTCCCCGCTCAACCGTCGGATATTTGCGTCGACATAACGAAATCCGAGTGATATTCTCGCAAAATCTACAAGTTCTATTATGAGAACCAGATTTTGAAAGGAGATTTGTAAAATGATGTTTAAAGTCGAAACCGATTTTGGTAGATGGGTTATGTCAAAACTGTTAAAGATCCTGGTTCAGGTGTTTCTTGGCTGCAGAGCAGATGTCAAGATTAACGACCTGAGCCTCGCATCTGGTAACGGTTCGACGAAGCTCCATCTCGATTTGGATGCGACGGCGAGCAATGTTCAATTCGGAAGCATGGTCAAAAGACTGGAGTCTAAAGTATTAGATAAGTGAAAGCGAAGAGCCTGCGAATAACGTGGGCTCTTTTCTTTTTATTTTTGAAAGGAGAGGTTCAAAATGCCAGGTCGAAATCTTTTGTCAATAGGAAGGAGCGGATTCAAGATATTAAGACAAATTGGTCCGAGTCTTTCCATAGGTCTGGGTGTCGGAGGTATGTTCGTCGCAACGATCGACGGAATCCGAAAGACACCTAAAGCACTTGCTTTGATTGAGGAGGCGAAAAAGGAAAAAGGCGATGAGTTTACAAAAGTGGATGCAGTTAAGGCATGTTGGAAATGTTATATTTCAACTGCCGCGATCAGTGTCGGTTCTGCTGCTTGTATTATCAGCGGTTGCCATGTTAAAGCGCGTCGTCATGCTGCTCTTGCCACCGCATATTCCATCTCAGAGGCTGCACTGAACGAATACCGTCAGAAAACACGCGAAATCGTTGGAGAAAAGAAGGAAAAAGAGATTCGAGACTCGATCGATCATGATCATATTGTCGAGAATCCCGTTGGTAATAATACGGTCATCAATACCCGAAGAGGAAATACACTCTGCTTCGATCCGTGGGGTGGAAGATATTTCTATCATGACATCGAGAAGTTGCGAAAGGCCGAGAACAAATTCAACCGAGATTTGATCGGGAATGATTATGGATCTCTAAACGATTTCTATGATTTGATCGGCCTTACCGGATCAAAATTCGGAGACGATATCGGTTGGAACATCAATCGCTGCATGATGGAACTGGTGTTCTCTTCGCAACTGTCTGATATGGATGAAACCCCGTGTCTGGTACTCGGATTTAGAGTGAATCCGTATTATGGGTATGATAAATACGAAAAGGAGTGTGATAGGCATTGAAAAAGTTCTTTACTGTTGCTGTAACGGCTGCGATCACGTACTTAGCAACCTGTTATTTTCTGCAAATCTGTGTGAATGCCGGAGATCTGGATATTTCGGAAGATCCCGAAAAGTGTTCTTTTGTTCCAAGTGATGGACGTTTCTATTCGGAATTTCTTTCCGATGGCAAATACCATTACACCGTCGTCCGCTTTCGGAAGGTTGACTGATTCGCAAAATTTACAAGCGCTTTAATGGAAGCCATCCATTAAGTTATATTTGAAAGGAGATTTTAAAAAATGGAGAACGATGAAAACACGATGAACGAGACTGAGGTTATGGATGCGGAAAGCACTATTGACACCGATTCCAGCAATGTGGAAACCGTGATCGGAATGGCAGTGTTCGCAGCCGGTGGCTATCTTATCGGTAAGCTTTTGGAAGTTACCGTTATGAAAGCTGTCGTTCCGGCCTGCAAGTGGATCGCCGGTATTCCCAAGCGGAAGAAGGCCGCCAAAGATGACGCAGAAGTGGTCGAGGTGGAAGTCGTAGAAGACGACTCCGAAGAGAAAGAGTAATTCAAAAATTTAATGGAAGGATAAGAAGGAGAGTCCTACTTGGACTCTCTTTTCTTTTTGCGAAAGGAGCGTTCTGAATGGACGAATTCAAGCCAAATTCATTCAAATCTAAAGAAGAGCCCCCTATAAAAGAAAAGTGCGAGCAGATCACAACAGGAAAAAAGAGATCCACATTTCAGAAGATTCTCGGTTCCTTCATTTCCGAAGATGCCGATAAGGCAAAGACTTATATTTTGCGTGATGTCCTCAAGCCGGGCATCAAAAAGCTGATTTTCGAGATTATTACAGGCAGCACTGACATTATTCTGAACGGCGATCATACCATTAACACGAACAGAAATGTCGCATCGACTGTATCATATCGAAATTACTACGATCAGCGCAATCAGCAGAATAAACCGCAGGTTGTTCGGCAAAACACTCGCACTTTTGAGGACGTTATCATTCCTTCGAGACAGGAAGCGGACGAGGTTCTTAGACATATTAACGATCTCATTCTCGAATATGGTTGCGCGAGTATCGGAGATTTCTACGATATGGTCGGTCTTACCGGTGATTATATCGACAATAAGTGGGGTTGGAAAGATATTTCGTCCTCGCAGGTCATTCGTGTTCGTGACGGATGGATGATCAAGCTTCCTCGAGCCGTTCCTTTGAATTGAGGTGATATTTTTGGTAAATGAAGTGTATCCGAGCGATATGCAGCCGAGGTTGTCTACGAGATCTGATATTCTCGACGAGGCAAAAAGGTGTGTATGCGGTCATCGTGAAACGGAGTACGGCTCTCCCGAAGATAATTTCCAGATCATTGCCGATCTCTGGACCGCCTATAAGGGCGAACGGTTTACGCCCATTGATGTATCTATGATGATGGCACTGCTCAAAATAGCTCGTGTAAAAAGTGGTACAGCCACCACTGACAGTTTTGTCGATTTGGCGGGATATGCTGCCTGCGGTGGAGAAATCGCGTTTAAGACAAAGTGAAAGGAGAAAGAAAAATGAGACACGCTGATATTTTCGCCGGTGTTGCTGCCGGCATCCTTACGGTGATTGCTGGTGCTGCGATCTATCGTGCGAAGAAGACGAGTGATATTTCCGAGAAGTTTGACAAAGCATTCAAGGAACTCGAAAAGAAAACTAAGGTCGAAATCGGAGAGGATGTTGTCGATCGAGTCGTTAAAGAGGCCGTGAACAACGCTGTATATCCGATCGTTCGCAAATGTTCCGAGCGCATTGAATCCGACGTCAAGAGTGATATTTCCGAAAAGGTCAGTGCTGCCGTGAAGAATAGCTACAACAGCATCAACGACCAGCTCTCGAAGGAAATCGAAAAGAATATTTCCAGTACCGACATGGAACAGTTCAAACGAGATGTCATTAAGAAGGCTAAGGATCGTATTGAAAACCGATTCGATGACGACCTTAGGGCTATTAAGAACGATCTTGAAGATCGATACAAGGATAAACTCGATGATACTCTTCAGTCGTTTAATACTAATCTGAAGAATGTTTCGAGTATCTACAATTCGATTGCTGATTCTATGGCCGTTCGAAGAGGCGACGATCATGGAACGACGCTCAGAATTGGTTAAGGAAAGGACGGAAGAATTATGAAACTTAACAGTATTGTAAAGGCCACAACGAGATTTGTGGCGAATGGCAAGCGCGTGGCTGCCGCGAAATCCCCAACTATCCTGATTATATTTGGCGGTTTCGGAGTTATTGCAAGTGCCGTGATGGCTTGCCGTGAGACCCTCAAACTGAATGATATTCTTGAAGAGTCCAAGGCGAACATCGAGGCAGTTCACGCCGCATCCGAGGATCCTGCTCTGGCTGATAGCTATTCGGAAGCCGATGCCGGCCATGATCTGAGTCTGATTTATATTCAGACCGGCGTAAAGATCATTAAGCTCTATGCACCGTCCATTGTTCTCGGAACTCTTTCCCTCGCAAGCATTATGACCTCTCATCATATTCTCACGAGGCGAAACGCCGCACTTGGAGCTGCTTATGCTGCGCTGGATCAGAGCTTCAAGGGATATCGTGATCGTGTTATTGAGCGGTTTGGCAATCGTGTAGACCATGAACTGAAGCACAATATCAAGCCGGTTGAAGTAGAGGAAACGGTTGTCGACGAAAAGACCGGAAAGGAAAAGAAGGTAAAGAAGACCGTAGATGTTGTTGACGGTGATCCGAATGATCCATATTCTCACAGCCCCTATGCTAAATTCTTCGATGAGGCGAGCCGTTATTGGGTAAAGGATGCCGAGAGTAACCTAACCTTCCTCATGCAAAGACAAGCAGAGTTTAATGATCTGCTGAAAATCAGATATTTTGAGAATGGAAAAATCGGTCACGTGTTCCTCAATGAAGTTTATAAGTCTCTTGATATTCCTGAAACGCAGGCCGGACAATTCGTCGGATGGATCTATGATCCGAATGATCCGAACCATAAGGGCGACAACGTAATCGATTTTGGGCTGTCCAATGTAAGTCGACCGAAAACAAGAGCTTTTGTGAACGGTTATGAGCGCTGTGTCCTTCTCGACTTCAATGTCGACGGCCGAATTGTCGATCGGCTTTCGAAATGGTAAGGAAAACGCTTTCGGCGCTTCTCGCAGCGGCGATATTTGCCGGGTCTTCCCTGCTATCACCCTGCGGGATGTCCGCATTCCAACTTAGCGAAAGCCTTGTAGAGCCGATGGACGCTTACGCGGGATATTTTCTCGAAGCGGAAAAAGAATCTGGTGTAAACGCAGTGTTTCTTGTATCCATTGCCGCGCTCGAGAGCGGTTGGGGGTCCAGCAAAGCGGCGAAAGAACGTAATAATCTCTTCGGGTGGACCAATCCGGATGGTTCCCTGACAAGATTTGATAGCGTTCAGGAGTGCATTTCGCATGTTTCAAATAAGCTTTCCGAGAACTACCTACAGGAAGATGGATTATATTTCAATGGTTGCACGGTAGAAGGCATCGGAAAACGATATTGTGAGACCGACGCCTGGGCCGATGCAGTAAAAGAGCTTATGATCTATATCGGCGGAGAAGACTATGCCGATCAGAAGTGAAAGGAGAAGATATTTATGCGTAGCGGAATGGTTGTTATCTCATATACTCTCGCCGCACTTTCAGGTGTCTGCTTTATGGCCGGCATCGCTATCCTGAATGGCGGGAGGTCTTCCTGATGCTATATGCGTTTGCAAATCTGATCGAGTCTCTCGATGCTACTCTAAACTCCAAGAGAAAACGCCATATTGTGGGCGGACTGCTTGTAAGCGTATCGATGATGTTTGGAGGTCTTGCCATTACGGCAATGACTTTGAAACCGGAGGAGGACCATGATGAAGAAAACTGATATTTTTGCTGCATTTGTTATGGGCTGCTGCGTAGGTGCTGCAGCAGCTCTTTTTTATTCTAAGCGGAAGTACGATGCGTTGATGGCCGAGGAGATTGTTCCAGAGCCCGACAAAAAAGAAGATATTTTGGAAGATTCCGATGATCCGCCCGCCGAAACTACTCAGAAATCTGAATCCGTTCTCGAGTATGCTCGCAGAATCAACGACATCGGATATTCCGATAAGCCTATTGAAGAAGATTATGTTATGGCCCCCTATGTTATTAAGCCGGAAGATTTTGGAACAATCGAAAACTTCCGCGAAATCTCGCTCAATATGTATTCCGATGGCGTGATCGCGAGCGATGATGGTGAAATCTATGACGAAGACATGATCGAAGACACCATCGGGCGTGAATCACTTGAGCATATCAGCGACTATGAGGAAGATGTCGTTCACGTTCGCAATGAAGCAAACGCCTGCGATTATGAACTAGTTGTCGACCCGAGAAAATACAGTGATATTTATCCGGGTTTTGAGGAGGATTGAGAAATGAATGGAAGCTGACATCCGAGAAAGATATTTCAATTGGCTCTATTCGTGGGTTTGCGATGATCACTGGTCTCGCAATGCTTCTTACCATAAGCTGATGTCTTACTTATATTCTCGAGACTTCAGCTATACGATCGCCATGGATGCTAATCGCGAAGAAGATGGAATCGGATTGCGCTATCGATTCGGGGCGGAGAATGATATTCCATACGCGGAGATTACCACAACACTCGATGATCGTCCGTGCAGCATGCTCGAGATGATGCTTGCCCTTGCGATTCGTTGCGAGGAACATATTATGGGCAATAGTGATATTGGCGATCGCACAGGCCAGTGGTTTTGGAACATGATCGTAAGCCTTGGATTATATTCCATGACGGATGCAAAATTCGATTTGCGAAAAGCCGAGTTCATCGTCGACCGGTTTCTCGACCACGGATATTCTCCGAATGGGTCTGGCGGTTTGTTCACGATCGAGAATTGCCTGCACGACATGCGAACGGCCGAGATCTGGTATCAGGCGATGTGGTATTTAAGCGATTTAAGAGAATGATATTTGGAGGAATGCAAAATGGAGTTTGATTCTATGAAGTTTGCGACTATTATATCGACGATACTACTTCTTTGTGTAACCGCGATATTTGTCGGGGCAACATACAAATTCCTCGTGTGGTGCTTTTAAAGGAGGTTTGGCATGAAGACCGTTATATTTGTACCCGCACGAGATCGAGGAGCTGCGGGAATTGTCATTCGGACACTTCTCTGGGTCACGGTATTTCACTCAATCGGTAAACAGCAGCTCCAGATCATGAAACTTCGGAGCAAGTTGGAGGCACTCGAAGAAAAGAAAGGGGACTAAAAAATGAGATGATCGATTTTCTTATGATTGCAACCCGAACGGGAAAACAACGGGACACAATCGAAATCTACCCGAAATTCGTCATCAAGAAAAGTTCCGATCTGATGATTCGAGGCGGAGACTTTTACGCAATTTGGGTTGCGGAACGCGGACTTTGGTCGACAGATGAGCAGGACGCGCTTCAGTTGATCGACAACGAGCTTGACCGTTACGCAACAGAAAACAAATCGCACTTTGACGGAAACGTCCGTGTGCTTCATATGTGGGATAGCGAGTCCGGCATGATTGACCGATGGCATAAATACTGCCAGAAGCAAATGCGGGACTCGTTTCATATGCTCGACGAAAAGCTGATATTTTCCAATATGGAAACCAAAAAGTCGGATTACGCAAGCAAAAAGCTACCGTATCCGCTTGAGGATGGTGATATTTCCTCGTACGACAAGCTGATGAGCGTGTTGTACTCCGAAGAGGAGCGTCGAAAGATTGAATGGGCAATCGGCTCTATCGTGTCCGGTCATTCCAAGAAGCTTCAAAAGTTTCTTGTTCTGTATGGAGCTGCCGGGACCGGTAAATCAACGGTTCTGAACATCATCCAGCAACTCTTCGATGGATATTACTCGGTGTTTGACGCAAAAAGCCTTGGTTCGTCGTCGAGCGATTTTGCGCTGGAGGCATTTCGGACAAATCCTCTTGTAGCGATTCAGCATGACGGAGATCTCTCGAGAATTGAAGACAACACCCGCCTGAATTCTCTTGTCTCTCATGAACTGATGACTGTAAACGAGAAGTTCAAATCGACTTATACGAACCGGTTTAAGGCGTTTCTCTTTATGGGCACGAACCGTCCAGTGAAGATCACGGACGCTAAATCTGGTTTGATACGTCGATTGATCGATGTCAGTCCGACGGGTAATAAACTCAGTTTGCGCGAGTATAAGAAGGCGACGACCCAGATCGCGTTCGAACTCGGCGCCATTGCGTATCATTGCCAACAGGTGTATCTCGATGATCCCGGTCGATATGACGATTATATTCCGGTTACGATGCTCGGCGCTTCCAACGACTTCTACAATTTCGTTGTCGACTCCTATTATATTTTCAAAAATGATGACGGCACGACAATGAAAGCCGCTTGGGAGATGTACAAGACATATTGCGAGGAGGCAAAAGTCCCCTATCAGTTTTCGCAACGGATATTTAAGGAAGAGTTGAAAAACTATTTTCGCAACTATGACGAGCGCTTCAGTATGGAGGATGGAACAAGAGTTCGAAGCTGGTATTCAGGATTTCGGACGGAGAAATTCGTAAATTCGGAAACGGAAACAGTCGAAGAATCTGATCGAGGATGGATTGATCTGAAGGATCAGCCTTCGATATTTGATAAGTATTGCGCCGACTTCCCTGCGCAATATGCTTCCGATGCCGAAACTCCAAAAAGCAAATGGAAAAATGTCACTACACGGCTCGAACAAATAGACACATCCAAGATCCATTACGTGAAAGTACCTGAGAATCTAATCGTGATCGACTTTGATATTCCGGATACAAACGGAAAAAAGGACTTTGAGGCCAATCTCAGAGAGGCTAACAAATGGCCGGAGACGTATGCCGAGACATCGAAGAGTGGTTCTGGTATTCACCTTCACTATTTATATTCCGGAGATCCTCAAAAGCTTTCTCGTGTGTTTGGCGACCATATTGAGATCAAGGTGTTCTCCGGGGACAGCTCTTTGAGAAGAAAACTCACGTTGTGTAATGATATTCCGATTGCGACAATCAGCTCGGGACTGCCGTTGAAAGGAGAGAAAATGGTTAAACAAACCACGATCACTAGCGAAAAGAGTCTTCGCCGTATGATCAAACGGAACTTGGATAAAGAGATTCACCCCGGAACAAAACCCAGTGTGGATTTCATCTACAAGATCCTCGAAGATGCTTATCAGAGCGGAATGCCATATGACGTGACTAACATGCGTAACGCCGTTCTTGCGTTTGCAGCCGGTAGTACCCATCAAGCGGAGACTTGTATAAAGCTCGTCAATAAGATGCATTTCAAGTCGGCTGAAACCGGAGAGCCTGAGATTGATATTTCCGAGGATCGTCCAATCGTGTTCTACGACGTTGAGGTCTTCCCTAACCTGTTCATCGTGAACTGGAAGTACCAAGGGGCAGGCAAATCCGTTGTTCGAATGATCAACCCGACATCGCAGGATATTGAGAAGCTGTTTCGCTATAGACTTGTGGGCTTCAACTGCAGACGGTACGATAATCATATTCTCTATGCTCGTCTGATGGGATATTCCAATGAACAGCTGTATAAGCTGTCGAAGCGAATCATCGAAGGCGACCGTACAGCGTTCTTTGGAGAAGCATACAACTTGTCATGGACTGATGTGTATGATTTCTGCAGTAAGAAGCAGAGTCTGAAAAAATGGGAGATCGAACTTGGAATCCACCATAAGGAACTCGGTCTTCCTTGGGATCAGCCTGTACCGGAAGAGCTTTGGTCGAGGGTGGCCGAATATTGCGATAACGATGTTCTCGCCACGGAAGCGACGTTTGATGCGAACCAGGCAGACTTTACTGCGAGACAGATTCTGGCAGATTTGGCAGGTCTGACGGTTAACGACACGACCAATACGCTCACCGGCAGAATTATATTTGGCGACGATAGAAAACCAAATAGCCAGTTCCAGTATCGCAATATGGGGATTCTGGAAGGCAAAGCGGACATACTTCCCCACGAACTTATCAATGAAGGCGTCGATCCGTTGTACACCGTCTTCAAAGACGGAAAGCCAATTTTCCCGGGTTATATTTATGAGAAGGGTGTTTCCACTTATCGTGGAATCGAAGTCGGCGAAGGCGGTTATGTCTTTGCGACGCCTGGCATGTATGGGAATGTTGCGCTGCTCGACGTTGAGTCGATGCATCCGCATAGTGCGATTGCCGAAAATCTATTCGGTAAGTACACCAAGAACTTCAATGATATTTTGCAGGCAAGACTCGCGATCAAGCATAAGGACTATAACAAGGCCAAAAAGCTGTTCGGCGGGAGACTTGCAAAGTATTTAACCGATGAAGCATCTGCTGATTCGTTGTCTAAGGCGCTGAAGATTGCAATTAACAGCGTGTACGGTCTCACGTCCGCGAAATTTGACAATCTGTTCAGAGATAAGCGTAATGTTGACAACATTGTTGCCAAGCGTGGAGCTCTGTTTATGATCAATCTTCAGCATGAAGTGCAGAAACGCGGATACACTGTCGCACATATTAAGACCGACTCGATCAAGATTCCCGATGCAACCCCGAGCATTATTGACTTCGTCTGTCTGTACGGCAAGATTTATGGTTATCACTTTGAGCATGAGGCAACATATGACCGCATGTGCCTTGTAAACGATGCGGTTTATATTGCCAAATACGCCACTGTGGACCGCTGTATCGAGCTATATGGCGAGAAATACGTCAATAGCACAAAAGACACTCTGAAGGATTGCAAGAAGCACGGAGGAGAATGGACGGCTACAGGAACACAATTCCAGGTACCGTACGTGTTCAAAACCTTGTTCTCAAAAGAACCGATCGAGTTCCACGATCTTTGTGAGACGAAATCCGTGACAAGCGCATTATATTTGGACATGAACGAGGACCTTCCGAAGGACGAGCACAATTATATTTTCGTAGGACGAGTTGGTCTGTTCTGCCCAGTGAAGGCCGGAACTGGTGGCGGTCTGCTAATGCGTGAGACGAAAAACAACAAAACAGGCGAAATCGGGTATGCTGCAGCAACCGGAACAAAGGGTTACCGTTGGAAGGAATCTGAGACGGTTCGCGAGCTTGAGCAGTTTGATGATATTGATCGGACATATTACAACAAGCTTGTAGACGCTGCAGTTGAAGCGGTTTCGAAGTATGGAGATTTTGAATGGTTTGTTTCGGATGAGGCTGACGGCAGTTGGCCTCTCCCCGACGATTACCTTCCATTTTGATATTTGAAAAGGAGAGAAATAAGTTATGATCAAGACTCTGCCGAACGGTAGAAAACAGGTCGAATTCAACGACACACGATTCATTTTCAACACTAACTTTGAGGGTGATCCAAATAAAGATAATTTTGGATCGTCTGAAAGAAAAGGAAATGTTATAATTGGCGACCATGAACTCGCCGAGGAGCTTCGCAGAGACGGGTTCAATGTTCGCACGACGAAGCCGCGCCCCGGTTATGAGGACGAATTTACACCGGAGGATTATATTGCCGTAAAGGTGAATTTCAATACCCCTCCCGGTCTCAAGCCGCCTAAGATCTGCCTTGTTTCGGCGAACGGTAACCCCATCCCTCTCGATGAGGAGTCGATCAAGACGATTGATGAACTGCAGCTTAGCCGTTCGATTGCAAATGTTAATGTCACATGCAATCTCCGTTACAACAAAGATGGGCGCAACACTTTGTATGTTCAGTATATGTATGTCGAGCAGGATGTTGACAACGATCCGTACGCGGCGAGATACCAGCATCCGGATGAGGATGATGATCTCCCGTTCTGATTGATATTTGCGGTGCCGGCTTAGCATGCCCGGTTAAATGTCCAGTAAGGAGCTACCCAGCTGTGCACGGCTATGGGGGCAGGAGGAAACAGCCGCAATTGATATTTTAAAGAAAGGTGAATCTGTATGGACAAACGCCATGAATTAAAAGGCTCAGATGAGCGATTTGATAGTTTCCTGTGCAAGAAGAATGATATTATCGTTGATGCCGCATATGAACTCGGCTATCAACTGTCGCGAGAACCGCTTGATTACAGCATGGACTGGATTGGTGAGATCATTGATGCCGCTGGGGCCATTCTGAAAAAGAAAGGGTATGATATTTGCTACCCGTTTTTCGAATCCGAATCGAGCGGCGAACAGGAGGTTCCATGCTATCGAGGAACCGATTGCAATAAGAAAGAATGCCAGTTCATTGTGATTGAGAACGTAAGAAAAGAGAGGCGATCCGAATGAATGACGATTTGAAAGAAGTCAGGTTTGATATTTACTGCGACCTTTGTATATACAAGGACAAACCCGAAAAGGAGGATCCGTGTAATGAGTGCCTGAATTATGGAATGATGGAAGAAACGGAGCGTCCTTACTATTTCAAGCAAGCGTGATGTCAAGGATTACTTTGTATGAGCATCAGCGCAAGGCTTTGGAGAAGATGCACGATGGATGCATTCTCTGCGGAGGCGTCGGAAGCGGAAAGTCTCGAACCGCATTGGCATACTATTATATTTCGCAAGGTGGCAAGACTGATGCAGACGATGAGGTCCGAATGAAACAGCGGCCTCTTGACCTTTATATTATCACCACTGCTCAGAAACGAGATACGCTTGAATGGGAACATGAGCTGGCGCCTTTCCTGCTGTCTACTCACGATGACTGCAACGGTTACGCAAACATCGTTCGTGTCGATTCGTGGAACAATATTAAGAAATACGTCAAAGTGAAGAACGCATTCTTTATATTTGATGAGCAGCACGTGAAGGGCTATGGTGCATGGTCAAAGACCTTCCTTAAGATAGTGAAAGAGAATCGATGGATTCTTCTATCGGCGACACCCGGTGACAAGTGGGAGGATTATATTCCGGTCTTCATCGCGAATGGCTTCTACAAGAACAAGCGCGATTTTGACGACCAGCATATTGTCTTGAATCCATATGTCAAATTTAGGCAGGTGTACAAATACCTCAACACCGGTCGTTTGATTCGTTGCCGTAACAGAGTCCTGATCAAAATGGATTTCGAACGAAAAACCGTTGTGCATCACGAAGATGTCTATGTCAGCTACGATAAAGCCTTGTACAAGGATATTTGCCGAACTCGCTGGGATATTTGGCAGAACAAACCGTTTAAGAATGCCGCGCAGTATTGCCAGGCTTTGAGACGGGTTGTGACCTCTGATATTTCCAGACAGATCGCTCTACTCGAGATATTTGAGAACCATCCGAAGATCATTGTGTTTTACAATTACGACTATGAGCTTGATATTCTCAGAGATCTTGGGTGGGGCGATGGTGTTAAGTTAGCAGAGTGGAACGGGCACAAGCACCAGCCGATTCCCACCGGAGATAGTTGGGTATATCTTGTAAATTACAATGCCGGCGCTGAAGGTTGGAACTGCGTGACGACTGATACGATCGTGTTCTATTCGCAGAACTATTCGTACAGTGTGATGGTGCAGACTGCGGGACGAATTGACAGATTAAACACGCCTTTTCGAGATTTATATTACTATCACCTAAAATCCCGATCTGGTATTGACCTTGCGATTTCGCAAGCGATTAAGAACAAGAAGGAATTCAATGAAGGAAAATTCTACACGAAAGCAATACAATAAAGAAGTTCGTGTTTACTTAACCGATGAGGAATTTGCAGAACTTCAATCGATCGCAAAGCATCAGGGCTGTTCAATGTCTCATGTTCTTAGGCAGGGACTTGGAGCTTTGGCAATTGAACGGGAGCGAAGCAAAATGAGGTTTGAAAGATATTTGAGGGGCGAAAACAAACATTAAATTCGCGAAATTTACAAGGGCTTTAGTGGAGAGTTAGCAGCTCGAATGTTGCTAGCTCTCTATTATTTTCAGAAAGGCGGAGTTCAAATGAGCAAAATTGTTGAAATCATCGAAACACTGAAGCACCATCGGAGACTACCTGGAGACCTAGCAAATTACGGCATTGGAACTGCACTTCTCGCCGGCGGGCTTAAGATCATCATCGGAAGACTCCAGTATGATGCTTATGCCCAGACGCTGGATGATATTTTCAATTCCGGCGATAACGGAGTTGTGTTCAGTTCCAAGAATCTCGGAAAAGTCGTGTTCAAGGCCGCGCAGATCGTGGAAGAGGTGACTGACAAATGATGCCGGAATCGTGGATGTATGGTATTCCCGACCATATTAGGGCGTTTGGAGATATTCTCATATCCGCCAACCAAAATACTCGTGAAGATATTCCCGAAAAAACGAAAGGAGAAGAAAAAACCATGGCAAAGTCCGAAGCAAGAAAGAAGTTCGAGGAGACCGTCGACCAGGCCGAGCAGATTATGAAGGAGGAGCTCGAGCAGGAACGAATCGAGGCCGAGATTAAGCAGATGGTCAAGGAGGCTCACCGCCTTCATAACATGTACACGGCATTCATTACCGCTGGCTTCACCGAAGAGCAGGCTTGGAAGCTGTTGACGATGCAGAGCGACATTGATATTTCTGATTGAGGAGGATGTTTTATGCTTGAAATCACAAATGCCGAGGTTCTCGGTTGGGAGCACGTCGTCCGAGGTATGCGCAATCCGATGAACTCTTGGGAGAAGTCGGATAGCTGGTTTGATATTCAGTCGTTCTATGAAAGTGACGGTGCAAGAGACTGCGGCGTCGAATCATATTATGGACGAAATGTCGCCGGTAGGTGTAGTGATCCGTGGGAGTATGATTGCCCTTATGTTGATACGCACACGTATACATCTACCGATGTTTTTGGCGGCGATTCTTGGATCGGTCCCAACGACCTCGACCTGATGAAGCGTCTTGCTGCTGGCGGTCCGGTTCACGCGAAGTACCGTCGTATGATCGTCGTCTACCTTGATATTCTCGCTCCGCTGTATTGGTGGAAGGAGTTCGACACGTACAAGGTCGGTACGGTTGCAAACAGCTGCTCCACCATGCACAAGATCCATGCGAAGGCGTTCACTACGTCGGACTTCTCTACTGAGCATCTCAACAACGACAGTGCTCAGCTTCTCGAGGAGACCATTGATATTCTGAACGTGTATCGCGATCGATTCCTTGACAGTAAGGATAAGGGCGATTGGTGGCAGATGATCCAGCTTCTCCCTTCTTCCTACAACCAGAAGCGGACGATCATGCTGAACTATGAGGTGCTCCATAACATCTACCATAGCCGTAAGGATCATAAGCTTGATGAATGGCATACGTTCTGCGATTGGATCGAGATACTCCCGGTTCACGAGATCATTACCGATGAAAAGTAACTTCGAAACCCATTATAGCTTTAGCATCGATCAAGACGGTGTTCTTCGAGTCTATGCCCCTGGTGGAATGCTTATCGGCACGAAATCCGGATGTAAGGACTTTGGAAAGCGCCGTCTTGAGCGCATTCTTCATGAAATCATCGAGGAATATCGAAAGGAGAAGTTGAAATGAATAACACATGTTGCATTATTACACCAACGGGCTGCATTCCAGTGCGCACAGAAGAGGACAAAGAACCTTTGAAAGATATGCGTGAGAATGTGCACGGATATTGGAAAGGCAATGCAACAAGTGCGTTTAATGTGTATTGCTCTGTGTGCGGCCATGAATGCGGCGTGTGTTTTAAGTTCTGCCCGTATTGCGGTGCAATCATGGACGGAGACGACAAATCTTGAAAGCAGCCACGCTCAAAATGAAAGGAGAAATAGGCCATGTACGGAGAAACAGCTCGAGAGCCTCGTCCGATTCCTGTAAATGACGAACCGAGAGAAACAATCAAAGATATTTCTTGGGAGATTGACGAATGCACTGCACACATTGACGAAAATCTTATGTATATTTATGAGTTTTTAACCGGTGAAGAATTAGATACTCTCGACCATCGTGACGTTAACAACTTCCGCGATTGTCTTGAGACTATTAGGATTCGTTCTCGTAGGACACATGAAATCACCGAGCAAATCATTCGTGTCCTGTATAAGTAAAGCAGCCACGCTCAAAATGAAAGGAGAAGCAGTTATGAAAACCATGCATGTTAAGCTCACGTTCATCGAGGATATTCTCGGCACCATGCCCGCTAATGAGGACTTGTACAGTGAACATATCGGCAGCAAAGCCCCCAACGCGGCAACCATCGAGGACGAAATCGCTGCCATTGGTGTTGATGGAGTCGTTGAGAAGGGTATGACCATCTTCCCGAAGTTGGAGGATGGCACGCCTTTCCTCTACGACTACCAGATCAAGGGCTTCTTCAAGGACACCTGCGGCGGTCTCCGCAAGGTTAAGGATACGAAAAGCTCGAAGATCAAGGCGTATAAGAAGGAAATTGATAAGCTGATCTTCCCTTCTCCTCGCCAGATTCCGTTCGAGAACTTTGGCGTGATCGGCGAATGCGAGCGCCCTCTCAGAGCTCAGACCATGCAGGGAGAGCGTATCAGTCTTGCTTGCAGTGAATCGATCAAGGCTGGTGCCACCGTCACGTTTGATATTGTGATGTTGTCTGAGGACCACGCCGACCTCGTTCGCGAATGGCTTGACTATGGCTTCTTCTCTGGTATCGGCCAGTGGAGAAATTCCGGTAAGGGCCGTTTCACCTGGGAAGAGCTCGACGATAACGGCAATGTGATCCGCTAAGGCTCCGCCTCGTGACGCACTGAACAGCCAGGCAAAGGATTGGCACGGAAAGGCTCAGCATAGTTACGCGTGGCAATGGTATTGCGTTGCACAGTACAGAAATGCACAGCTATGGTGCTGCCCAGCATAGATCCGAGATGCGCCGCTAAGGCAAAGGATTGGCACGGGAAGGTTCAGCATAGTTACGCGTGGCAATGGAGATGCTATGCCCGGAGAAGACTTGCGTTGCTAAGGCAAGGAATGGCCCTGCACAGCAAAGGCATGGCTATGCTTTGAGACGACTAGCTTCGCAAAGGTAGAGATAGGAAAGGCATTGCATAGCAACGGAGCAGCGAGGAATCGCTTGGCAGGGCAATGGTTATGCTTTGAGGCGACTAGCAAGGCAAAGGATAGGCATGGAAAGGCTCAGAAGAGCGGAGAAAAGCAACGGCAATGCGAAGCGCAGATGTGCGATGGCATAGTAATGAACAGAGTAGCTTAGCTAAGGAATGGCAAGGCGTTGAAGCGCAGTGTATTGCTATGCAAAGGCCTTGCGCGGAGCTGTAGGGCGAGGCAAAGGTAAGGCGCAGGACCGCGATGCACTGCTATGCAAAGACAAAGCGAGGTTCGATGGCTGAATAGCCTGGCACGGTAAGATTCCGTGGGGAGTAGTCGGTTTCGATTGCTCCTAACGCTTATACCCCTTATGAATTCTGGAGTCATGACCGGTCATAGGGGCGTCCGCGATTGACGAAACAATCGAAGCATGGAAATGCTACCATGCGAGCGCGTAATTCACCAAAGTGCATCCTTGACGGTGGGAGGGGCGAGTATCGCTGGTTAAACCGTCCGCGCTTATGCTCCTGCAGCTCAATCGGTTTGAGCAATCGCCTTATAAGCGATAGACTGTCGGTTCGATCCCGACCAGGAGCACCATTGATATTTTGAAAGGAGAAAAGAAAAAATGAAAACTATCAAAATTTTGAAGATTGCTGCTTGGCTTGGAACTCTCGCAATAGCATATTATGTCGGAAAAGATGCCGGCGAGACTGATCAGTTGATCGAAAATGGCGAACGTATTAAGGCAGAGACTGAAAGACTGATTAAAATCTTTTGTGATGATATGGGCGATGATGCCCAGTTTGATATTTTTGAGTTTTGAAAGGAGAATTACCATGGACGAACTGAACTCTTTACTGACTTGGATTGCGAAGAATGAGCCTTCTCCTGATTCGGAGCAAAGGGATCGTTTCATGCGACTCAATCTTTCTCCCGAGGTTATGCATGCCTGGTATGCCGGGTACTCTACTGCGCAGATTGATATTCTTACCAAAGGGCAGGAGATTCTTCGAAAAGGGTCTAATTGATATTTTGAAAGGAGAAAACGAATGGGATACTATGCATCCGGTGGCGGCGAGATTCATCTGAGGCCAAATCTTACAGAAAGCGAATGGGAAAAGGTTAAAGGAATCGTCAATGACTGTGATATTTTTGATGGGCTTTGGCTGTATTCCGAGGATAACACGATCCTTGTTTCTCATGGGGACAAGTATCGATCCGATTGGGTAGCTGACTTTATGCACTGCATTCAACCATTTGTGAAGGATGGAGAATTGATATTTGTAGGAGAAGACAATGCCCACTGGAAGATTGTGTTCGAAGATGAAAATTGGATGGAATACGATGGTGAGGTTGTGTACAAGGAGAAACGAGAACTCCAGTAATGGGGCTCTTTTATATTTTACAGGAGGTGAAAAGTTTGTACGCGGTGTTTATTGCCGGAGAATTACATCCACTTGGAATGGATAAGATGTGCAGCAACGGACTCATCATTAGTGAAATGATATTTGCAGATCGGCATGGCGCAATGGTTCTGATGTCAAGGGCCAAGAGAGATCCGAAGTATAAGGATGAGAAACTTTATATTCGCGAGGTTGATCCGCGGCAAGCAGAGTTGAACGGCTGGGTTAATGCGAGATGGCCTCCTGTCTGCAAGCTTTGATATTTTCCCTTCGCGAAATTTGCAAGGACTATAATGAAGGGAGAGATGAAAAATGTTTACTAAGAAAATGGTTATTGGATGGGCAATCAATGCCGCGGTGAACTACATTATCTACCGGATTACGGTAAGAGCCATTGCGAATATTGATATTGGTGGCGATTACCAGGAATGGTATAATATTGGTTACCGTGACGGCTGGGACGCCTGCATGAGACCGGATGAAGAACATAAAGTAATTATTGCGAACTTCGTTGAAAGAGCCTAACAACGGCTCTTTCTTTTATATTTTAGGGGGTAACGACGTTGGGTTTTGTCATTAGCGACGCTCCTTGCAAGGACTGTGTTGACAGAAAATTGAGGTGCCATTCGTCTTGTGAGAAGTATCAGGCATTTAAGGAACGAAATCAGAAGCGCTTAGATGAGCAGCACAAACAAGCTGAAGAAACTGCGGCAAGGGTTGCAAGAAAGAGGCGCTTTCAGAATTATATTCGAAAAGAGACAATCCCGGATAGTAGCTTTAAGCGTATTAAGAAGATTTGATATTTTCCCTTCGCGAAATTTACAAGGGCTATAATGAAAGGAGAGATAAAAAATGAAAAAGATTCTTTGGTTCATTATTGGTGCCACACTGGTCGTCACGCACATTGTGTGCTTGATCGGTGGCCTGTTTTGGGGCGCATTGGTGGAACATGATTGTAAAGTTTGGGATCACGCCTTTGGAGAAGAGTCCTAACAAGGGCTCTTCTTTTTGCTCTATCTTAGATTAGAATTTTGTCTAATCTAAGATATAATTTTGAGTGAAAATGGTCTGTTCGCGAAAATTACAAGCCCTTTTAAGAGCGAAATGTGAAAATTGTGTGAAATTTATGTGAAAATTGGCCTTTTTCTGGCCATTTTTATTTTGCTAAAAAGTGGGCTGGCCACTTTTGTTTGAGAAAATGACAGGAATTTTGGCAAAAATCGTCAAAAAATCGCGATTTTCTGGCCATTTGGCCACTTTCTGCCCACTTTTGAAAACAAAAATGGCCAGCGATTTTCCGCATAAATAAGCCATTTTTTGGGCGTCTGGCCACTTTCCCACTTTTTTTTGCCAGTAAATACGAAAAAAAAGTATAGTTATTTTAATAAAAGTCACGAAAAAAGTGGCCATTTGGCCAGAAGATAATTTTCATTTAGATGATCATCTAAATGAGGCACTTTTTGCGTTTCACGAAGCTTATTGATATTTTCTCAAATCTTGGCTAAATTGTTGTTTCTCGCGAGCTTCACAAGCCCCTATATGAGAAGACGGAGAGCTCTTTGCTTCTTGAATCGAAGAGTGTCGTTTGATATTCTTGTAATGGATGACGGCACGCCACCGAAGATTTGGGAGGTAATGAAAATGAGCGCACGAAGAAAGAACATGACCGACGGGCAGGAAGAGATTTATATTTGCCCGGAATGCGGCAAGCGGATGACTCGACTGATTGAACCGTCCTGTGACGAACTCGTATGCGAAAGCTGCGGATGCTCGTTCGATACGGAACGGTATGGCATGACGGATGAAGAGCATGAAGCTCTCTACCCGTCTGAGGAGGAAGTGCTGGGTTATGTGTTGCTGGATGATTCTGATGAGGAAGACGCCGGCGAGACATACGATGAAGTGTGCGGAGAATTGGACGACTGACTGATTCTTCAAAGAGGAGTCCTAACAAGGGCTCTTCTTTTTTGATATTCGCGAAGTTTACAAGGATTTTTATGAAAGGAGATGAAAACAATGAGGAACATACCGGAATATGTTAGTAAAGCGATCAACGATGTTGTCGAGTCCGATTTCAATCCTGATATCATTATGTGGGCAATGGACGATTGTTATACCCAAGGTTTGATAAACGGGAGAGTAGAGGGCGCTGTTATTGAAATGATCGCAACATTAACTACCGCTTTGTGCCTGGCAAAACTTATCATTTATATCAAAAAGAAAGAGGAGTCCTAACAAGGACTCTTTCTTTTTGATATTTTGCAATTCGCGAAAATTACAAGCCCTTTTATGAGAGAGAAGGATAGAAGCTGCGCTTCTCCTTCTCTCTTTTATATTTGGGAGGAGGAAAATCTGTGGCGCGAAGTTCGAGATTGGAGAGCGGATTTCAAGATCGGTTGATCGAACATATCGAGGGTATGTTTCCTGGCTGTATGGTTTTTAAGATGGACCAGTGGCAAGGCATTCCTGATCTATTGATATTGTACGGCCGACAGTGGGCTTCACTCGAGTGCAAGCGGGAGGAGGACGCGAGCAAACGAATGAATCAGGATTACTATGTCAATCTGATGAACGACATGTCCTTTTCGAGATTTATATTTCCGGAGAACCGAGAGGAGGTATTACATGAACTTCAACAAGCATTCGGGCTTTGAAGGAAGACATGCGCTTCTTGGTGCATCGAAGTTTTACTGGCTTGGTTATGATGCCGATAAAGTGGCCGATTTATATTTAAACCAGCTTGCCGTTAAGAAAGGGACTGAACTGCACGCGTTTGCGGAACAGTGTATTCGACTCGGTCAAAAGCTTCCAAAATCGAAGAAGACCCTTAACATGTATGTTAATGATGCGATCGGTTTTAAGATGACGCCCGAGCAGATTTTATATTATTCGGAGAACTGTTTCGGAACCGCTGATGCGATTTCTTTTCGAGATGACTTTCTTCGCATTCACGATTTGAAAACCGGCGTATCAAAAACGCATATGGAGCAGCTATTGATATATGCTGCTCTTTTTTGTTTGGAGTATCGGATTCGTCCAGCAAACATCGGCATGGAACTTCGCATTTACCAGAATGATGAGGTCATCTATGCGAATCCGGGTGTTGATGATATTGCTCCGATCATGGATAAGATCATCACATTTGACAAAATCATCAGCAAATTAAGAGAACGGGAGGAAGATGCATGAATCCAATCGCAAATGATATTCTGATGCATTACGGCGTCAGTGTTAAAGACGGTGCGCCTGGTCGAGGCTCTGGACGATATGCACTCGGTAGCGGTGAAAACCCGTTTCAGCGTCCGACTGATTTTCTTGATCGTGTTGACGCGATGCATAAGGAAGGAAAAACAGAACTCGAGATTGCAAATGAGTTTAATCTGACAACCACTCAGCTTCGTATTCAGAAATCTATTGCAAATAATGAGCGCAGAGCTGCGCAGATTGCAAGAATTAAAGAGCTTGAGGCTCAGGGGTTAAATCGAAGCCAGATTGCCAGTGAGCTTGGTTTTAAAAATGAGTCTTCAATTCGTTCCCTGATGAACGAAGAGACTACAAGAAGAAAAAATCAGGCTCAGGCCGCTGCAGACCAACTTAAGAAGATTGTTGACGAGCGAGGAATGATCGATGTTGGAGAAGGCGCTCAGTATGATCTGAATATTTCGAAGGAAAAGATGCGAGAGGCGCTTGAGATTCTCGCTGCTGAAGGATATCCGGTATACGGCGGAGGTATTTCTCAGGTTACAAATCCGGGAAGACAGACGAGCCAGTTGGTTCTTTGCCCTCCTGGAACCGAACATAAAGAGATTTATGACTTCGATAAAGTGCACTCCATCAAGGATTATATTTATGACAACGACGAAGAAGAGTTTCGTCCGTCTTTTGTATATCCTGAAAGCATCGATTCAAAAAGAATTGCTGTTAAATACCGTGAAGATGGCGGAGCTTCAAAAGATGGTGTTATTGAGATTCGCCGTGGTGTCGAAGATCTCGATCTTGGCAATTCGCACTATGCGCAGGTGCGAATTCTCGTTGACGGTGATCGATACCTTAAAGGAATGGCTTTATATTCTGACAACGTTCCGGAGGGCTATGATATTTTGTTCAACACAAGTAAGTCGAACAGCAAGCCATTACGAGATGTGTTGAAGGAAGCTAAGACGAAAGAACAGGATCCTGATAATCCGTTTGGCGCTCTTATAAAGAACGGAATTTACGACCCAGATGATCCTAATATGGATCCTGATATTTTCAGAGGCGGCCAAAGTTATTATTACGACAAAAATGGCAACAAGCGACTTTCGGCAATTAACAAAACCAAAATGGAAGGCGACTGGAATGAATGGAGCGACAGCCTTCCCTCTCAGTTTCTCTCAAAACAGAAAATGGATCTTATCAATCGTCAGCTTAAGCTCACAAAAGACGACAAGCTCATGGAGTTCAATGATATTTGTGCGCTTACTAATCCAACTGTTAAGAAGAAGCTGCTTATGGATTTTGCCGAAGATTGCGATTCTTCCGCTGTGCATCTTCAGGCCGCTGCTCTTCCGAGACAAAAATATCAGGTCATTCTTCCTTTAAATGATATTAAGGATAATGAGGTCTATGCCCCAAATTATGAGAATGGCGAAAAAGTTGCTCTTGTTCGCTTTCCGCATGAAGGAACTTTTGAAATTCCGATTCTTACCGTAAACAATAAAAATGTTGAGGGTAAAAAGGTAATTGGAAATGATTCAAAAGATGCTGTCGGCATAAATTCGCATGTTGCCGAACGTCTTTCTGGAGCAGATTTTGATGGCGATACCGTAATGGTTATACCCACGAGAAACATTGATATTTCTTCCAAACCCCAACTTAAAGATCTGGAAGGTTTCGATGCCAAAATAGAGTATGGCGGCAAGAAAAAAGGAACATATCGTCATCTGTCTAAAGAAGCCACTCAGACCGAGATGGGAAAGATTTCTAATCTGATTACAGATATGACCCTCAGAGGGGCAACGGATTCTGAGTTAGCTCGAGCTGTAAAACATTCGATGGTTGTTATTGACGCCAACAAACACGATTTGGATTACAAACAAAGCGAGCTTGACAATGGCATTAAAGAACTTAAGAAAAAGTATCAGGGCCACTACGACGATGATGGAAGTTATCATGAAGGCGCCGGAACTTTGATATCTAGAGCAAAGGGCGAAACATCTGTTCTTAGAAGTATAGGTTCTCAAAAGATTGATCCGGAAACCGGAGAAGCTTATTACAAGAGAGACACTGAAACTTATGAGCAGAAAAAGAAAGTCTATGCTAAAGACGAAAAAGGTAAACGGATTAAGGACGAGAATGGAAATTACGTCTTTGAAAAAGATCCTAACACCGGAAAAGATCTGCTTGTAGGGACCGGTAAGATGAAGAATCGTCTTCAGAAGAGTACCCAAATGGCCGACACAAAGGACGCATATACTCTTGTTTCTGATGCTAGAACTCCTCAGGAACTTGCTTATGCTGATTACGCAAATTTCTGCAAGTCTCTTGCAAACTCTGCGCGTAAAGAGTATTTGGCGACTGGTAATCTTAAGTATGATCCTTCTGCCAAGAAGACGTATGAAAAAGAGTACAAATCTTTAGAGGCAAAACTCTTAGAAGCTTCTAAAAATGCCCCCCGTGAACGTGAAGCTCAGCGTCGTGCAAATGAAGCTGTCAATCGTGCCAAAGAAGCAAATCCTGATATGACGACAAAAGAGATTAAGAAGAAGAGTCAGCAAGCTCTTGAGCAGGCAAGAAACGAAGTTGGTGCTAAGAGAAAAACTATTGACATTACTGAAAAAGAATGGGAAGCTATTCAAGCTGGCGCTATTACGGAGAATAAACTCTCGAAGATTCTTCGTTATGCAGATGGCGATCAAGTTCGTCAGTATTCCACACCTCGAGGTAACAACAATGTTTTAAGCGATGTTAAACAGAGGAAAATTAAGAGCATGAAGGCTATGGGCTACACAAATCAGCAGATTGCTGAAGCTGTTGGCGTTTCTACCTCTACTGTTAATGAGTATTCTTAAGAAAGGAGTGAGAGCTTTTGAAATACGCTTTGACAACTGTTGACAATCCTTATGATCCTTCTACAGAGTTTAACAAATGGTTTCTCTTTGATGCAGAGAAAGGATACAATTCTTGTGCGTATCTTGCAAGAATTGCTCGAACTTCGGATGCAAACACGGAAGAAGAGAATGATCGAGAGATTGAACGTGCAATCGATGAGATCATAAGACACGATTTTCTTAATGTTTATAAGAAAATTCCGCTAACACCTGAGAATGAAGAAGAAAAGTCTTGAGAAAAAGTTTTTTGAGACTAAAATTCTTTAAAAATTCTTGAGATTGATAGGGGGGAGGGGGTCAAAAAATTACACCCCCTCCCTTCAT